TAACTTAGGAGGGTAAAAGCATGAGCAATATTCAAACCGGCCAAGTAAACAATTTTGGTAAAGTAAACAATATTAATAACTCTGTTGTTTCATCAAATACCAGCATTGTTGTTGTAGGGAACGAAGTTACAATAGACGGCGTAAAAATACCACCCTGTCCTGGCAAAGGACATAGCTCAACCATTATTAATAATAAGGTGTATTTAAATGGCTATGAACTGATCAATGGAAAATGGAAAAAGACATTAAGAGCCTTATGGCACAAATGGTTCTAACTATAAAATTAGCATTTAGGAGATAAATATGATTCACTATTCCTGTGACTTATGCGGAAAAGAATGTAACGACAAAACATTCACATTACCAATAGCAGCTACTTTTATTGATGGAGAGCCTTGTGATCTAATGCCAATTAATATGAATTTATGTAAAAAATGTAGAAGCGAAATTTATAAGGTAATAGAAAAGAAACTTTCAAAAGAAAAACTTAAGAAACTAAATACTTTAGCTCTTGATATAAAGATGAAAAAAATATTTTAAGGAGGAGACACAATGAACAAACACGCTTATTGGGCATGGGCAATAACAAACACTTTATGTATAACATCTTGGATTGCCCTAGCTATGGCATTTGACAAATGGTGGATTGCTCTTTTCGCATTACTATTTGTTAGTGATTTAAGAACACCTACCCAGTGCTACTTCAGAGTATGTGACACCTGCGGAGAACATAGTCCATGTGCAGAAACACCTGAAGAAGCATTAAAGAAAGCAAAAGAAGCTGGATGGACTCATTACGACGGAGCTAATACAGATTATTGTCCGAAATGCAAAAATAAATGCGAAAAGGAAACATTATGAGTATAAAGAAACGTTATGAAACAGTAACTCACGAAGTTACGGAAGCAGTATTAGTTGAAGAAACAATGTATTGTGATGTTTGCAATAAAGTAATTCAAGACAAAGATGTTTATTGGGAAGTTACTACCGGTCATAACGATTGGGGTAATGATAGCATTGATAGTATGGAATGTTTTGATGTATGTTCAGAAACTTGCTTAACGAATAAGTTCAGTGAATACATAAAAGAAAGTAGAAAAAATAAATGGAATACAATGTACTTTGATGTACGAAGAGCATAAGGAGACAATATGAATACAACATATCACAAAAAAGAAATAGAAATTGCCGGAGAGAAAATCACAGCAGAATATTTTGAGAGCGGCCTCAATTTCTCTCCTACTAAACGCAGCAAACTCTCAGAATTATGGGACACCATTACTCTCCCATTCTACAGACTCAGATGGAAAATCAGAGATATTCGTAGAAAAATTCGTTACGGAATTCAAAGAATGCAGAAAGATTATGATGACACAGATATCTTTGCACCGTGCGACAAATTTATTGAACGCTATACAAAAATCCTAAAGGAATTCAAGGAAAACCTTAATAGTCATCCTTGTCATATGACAAGTGAAGAATGGATCGCAATCATTGATCAGATGCTCTTCCACTTGTACTACATGGACGAGAATAACGTAGATAAGGAACTTAGTAAAGATGTGCCGGAATCATGGATTCCCTGCGGTAAAGCTTCCGATCAGATTATGCTGAAGCACAAAGATGAATTCTTCAAGCTGTTTTCGGAACACTTTTATGATTTATGGGATTGATTTAGGAGATATGGGTATGAAATATAAAGCCACAGATGCAACTACAAATGAATACAAAACTGCTTATAGAAACATAGATGATTATGTTAAAGAAATGAGAGAATCAACACCAGAAGAAAGAAAAAGTATTCAAGAATATATAGACAAGATATCTGTTCCAACAGGAGTTAATTTCTATGATTTTATTGGTGTAGAATCTTCGCCATGTGATAACTGCACAAATAATCCTAAGAATGGAGGCAGTGGAATTTGTCATTGTACATTGGGAGCACCAGTGATTTATTAGGTAATAAAAATAAAATTTGCGAGGTAGTAGCTATGGATGATTATAATAAAAATCTTGAATACATTGAATCATTGAAAACATTTATGGGTGGGAATAATGAAGATGTTCCGCTACATGGCGTGACTTTAGATGACATGAAGCATATTGTAGAAAGATGCAGAGAGTTTAATCTTCCACAACCAGAGATCTTTCCGTGGGTTGGTGGTAATGGTGTTCAAGCTGAATGGGAATATGATTGGTATTTAGAAATTGATAGCTGCGACAAAGGAATAAGTGTTTTGTTTGTAAAAGGCAAAGACTATGACAATGCCATAAGTTGTAGATTATATGATATTGAGGATGCTTTTATGATGGTAAAAACATTTATTAATAATGTTGTAGATATTAAAGGCACAAGAAAAGAATAAGATTTTAAGAGGAAAAACATGATTTTATTAAAAGTAATTGGAATAGCGATATTTTCAAGTTTGGTAGTTGCATTGTCGGTAATTATATTTCCTGATTTTGTTTATAATCATATAAAAAATAAAAAGGTAGAAAATTTTTTAGAACATGATTTGGTCAAGGCATATTGGATATTGCTGACTATAGTTGTTGATACATTATTAATACTGGGATTTATTAATCTTATTTGTTAACTAGGAGGCAATATGTTAATTAGAAGCCAAGATAGAAAGAAAATTTACAATACTGATACAATGAGCAGTATTTGGATTAATCGAAATTGTATTTACATATCAGCATGTGGAGATGATACAGATTTGCTTGGATCATACTCCACAGAAGAAAAAGCACTCAAAGTATTAGACATGATCGAAGAAAGAACCAACGAACCTATTTACATTAATGATGAAGGCGGCGGCGAATATGCGAAGTACTTCCACTCTTCTTTCCATATGCCGCAGGATGATGAGGTGGAATTAAAATGACAATGAAGCAGACAAGAGAACAATTTTTGTTAGCTTTAAATTCTAATGCTTATATTGGCATGTGTACTACAGAAGACATGAAAAATGTTATCAAAGCATTAGACAAACAGATTCCAAAGAAACCGAAAGTTCAAGTAAGAGGAGTTTATAATGATGATTCGGGCGACTGGGTGTGTGATGAAGAATGGTATATGTGTCCATCTTGCCAGATGCGGAATGAAGTATATCCAACATGGAAATTATGTCATCATTGTGGGCAGATGTTAGACTGGCTTGAAATGAGAACATTAAAATATTGAGAGGATAAAAAATGAGTATTTTTACATTTTTGATGACTATTATTATAAGCACTGGTGTAACGGCAATATTGGGTGATATGACAAAATCTGAAGGATTGGAATTTCTTAATCCAATATGGTTGTACGAAAAATATAAAGTCAATTGGTTTGGAGCCGGATTTCTTGGCATTTTACTTACTATATTAACACTGCCATATTCGATTTTCTATTGGATCTATAAACTTTGTACAGTCGGAAGAAAATAATATGTTTTAAGAGGTGTGGTAATGAATAAATGTGACTTTTGTACAAAATCATCTCCAGATGGAAAATGTTATTGGGTTTCACAAGGAAGCCGTGAAGATGATTGTGAAAAAGCCATTCAGAGAATGATTGAAGTTTTGAAAAATATAGGTTGTAATCAAATGAAATTTAAGGAGTAAAGTATGAAACCAGTATATAAATGTGACTACTGTTCTAAGATGGGAACAGAGGAAGAAATTAGAGAACACGAGCTTACCTGTATGGATAACTATGATAGAAAAAGTTGTTATACTTGCCAACATAGGGGCAAGATAAATATGGTAAACAAGCTTGTAAAATATGAGTGTGCTAAAGAAATTGATATTCCGGAAGGAAAGATTTTTGAATTTTGCCAATCGTATGAAAGAAAAGACAAATCCAATGGTCTGTATGATGATCTTATGACTGGTCTTTTTGGAAGATTTTAAGAGGTGAGATATGGGTGTGGATATTTATGGTAAGCATTTTATTTGCAAAAATCAAATGAAATTTGAAGATTTAAAGAACGGACAAGTATTTTGTTTTGTAGATGATATCTCTGAAGATTCTAGTGAGATTAAAATTTATATGCGTGGTGGTCATACAACCACAGATGGTACAGCTATGGATCTTGAAACTGGAATTATGTATTCATTTGATGAAAAAAGTTATGTAAAGATTTTAGACGTAACACTTAATATTAGAAGCGTGATATGTTGAAAATAAAATTTTAAGAGGTAAACATATGGAAGATTTAATAAGAGAACTTGATTTGTTATTGAAGAAATATGGAATCTCGTTCAATGAAGCAATGAGAATTTATGAAAGAAATAAAATATGTACAAAACGATTAACTCAATGTTACGAGGATGATGAAAAAGTATGGCAGTACTATGACAAAGAGAACAATCCTTGTGGATGTGGTAGCAATTGTTTTCACTTTGAATATGACAGAATTGACAATGTTATATATGGAGTATGCAATTGTTGTAATACAGATATTTATATAATTAAAGATGAGTATGTTGAAGAGAAATTACATACTGGAAAATGGTTGAGTGAATGCTACTTTTAAGAGGTTGATTGTTATGAAAGTTGAAGACTTAATTGTATCAGCAGAAGAAGTTGCTACTGGTAAAAGATTAATTGGATATGTATGTGGTTGTAAATCATGTCAGACAGCATGGGAAAGCGAAAAGTACGATAAGACAAGACCTCTTGGATTATTGACTTCTCCAGATGGTCAGTTTGGAAATGTAAGAGTGTATACGGATAATATGGAGTTTGTGAACAGATAAAACGTATTTTAAGAGGTGATTATATGGCAAAAGGCAAGCCAAGATGGTATCCGGACAAACCTCAAAACAAAAGGGGTGCATACTGTCCAAGATACGAAGAACATAAAAATGGAATTAGCTATTGTGAACAAGGTAATGCCAGAGATGCTTATGTGTGCAAAGGTAATCCACATAATTGTGTAAAAACAAAATATCATAGGGCGGCAAGTAGAAGTAATAAACAGATAAACAATGATGTGTAAAAATAAACTTTTAAGAGGTAATAAAATGATCATTATCAAACCGATTGTTAGTATTATATTGTTGATTCCATATATTTTATTCTTTGGTGCGTTTAGTTTGGGTGTTGATTTCCCAGATAATACAAGTATTTATTACAATGGTTGGCTTATATAACATAAAAATTAAATTTAAGAGGTAATAAATGGGTAGATATATTGAAATAGATGGTCGCAGCTACTACTCTCCTTGCAGTGATTGTAAAGATAGATGGTGTTATTCATGTGTGATCAATAAATATAAAGAGGATTTGGAATCAGAACGAGATAAACGCGGCCATGCTGAATGGCGTATTGAACAAGAACTTGAACCTCGTATCAAAGCAGAGAAAGCCAGTTATGATAGATGGGTATCTACAGATACCGGTGCCGAAGCATGCTACTGCTTCTCTTCTTTACTTGATGAACTGATTGATTTTGTTGAAAATCCAGATAATGAAAAATATATGGACTGGGAAGATGCAGCTGGTGACTTGGAGCAGAAAATTCTTTATCTGATTAAGAATAAAGTTGATGATGACTTGTATTGTATAGCAGATAAGAGTTAGGAGGTGGATATATATGGAATATAGAAGTGGCCAATTGTTGTATGTGTGCAAAACAGATAGCGATTTGAGAGATGGGCTTTTCGTTCTTTACAGAGATAAATATGAGGGAGATGTGGATTTGAGTTATCACGGAAGTCCTTGGTATGAAACCTTTATTGTTTGTGAATATCTCGATAGTCGTGACAGAGTTGAATTTGGTGATCAGACATGGTGTTGGCGTCCTGCTAATGAGTATATTAAGACTATGCAAAACAAATTAAGAGAGATTAAGAATATAGCTAATATATAAAATGCTAATTATATATGCCGAAAAAGGGTTAACAGTAGGCGCTATCCAAACCAGTAACCCTGCGACCATAAATGGGCAACACCCAGTGCTGTAAGAGCATGTACGCTGTTAGGGATAGCATATGAAAACACACTTTCTGGAGGTGCTTTATGAAAGACAAAGAAACAATAATGAAAGCTTTATCAGCGTGTAGTGAGTTTTATTGCTGTGAGTGTCCTTATCAGTATCTTGATGATAAAGAATATAGTTTGAGATGTATTCATACTCTTATTGAAGATGTAAATGAAATGTTAAAAGAAAGCAAATAAAAATAAATTATAAGTGATGGTGATTAATATAAAAATAAAGAAATTATTGTGTAGATTTGCAAATTGGATATTAAGACAATGCGTAGAGCCTACAATAGCGTTTGAAGAAGATTTATATATCAATGGTAAAACTTATAAATTAGTTCAAGCAACCACAGAAATGTCACCTTATTCTCATGTGACTATTCATTTTGAAGTTATTAGTGGCAAATACAAATAGAGTTTTAAGGGGTAAATTATGAAATACAGATACGAATTTGAAGGAGACGAATATATTGTCAAAGGTTTTTGTAGTGATTGTCCACTTAGTTATGTAGATTATGACGGATATGGTGGTCACGAAATTTGTTGTGTCTTACATGCAAGATATGATGAATGCCCATTGGTAGAAGTAACAGATTAAAAATAGAGTTTTTAAGGTGGGGTTAAAAATGCATATTTCAAGCAATAAACATATTGGATCTTACGCTGGTGGTACATACGAATATCTTGAAATCAAAGAATATAAAGAATGTTGCTGCTGTAGGCACTTTTCTGATAATTGGCATGAAGAACGCTTTGAGTGTTTGAATGTTAATAGAAAAGACGATGGCGATTGTTATGAAGATTTTTAAGAGGTGATATTGTGGATGTATTAGGTAGAAAAATTGTATTAACACGCAAACCACATATATGTTTTGGGTGTGGTAGAGAATTTTCAAAGGGTACAAATATGGAGAGGTCTTGTGTTGTTGATGGTGGAGATATGTGGACTTGTTATCTGTGTCCGACATGTATTGATATCGTTAGTGCAATGAGATATGATGACGAATTTGGTTACGGAGATTTAAGAGAAGAAGCATTAGAAAGAGAAAATAATAGCGAATAAAACAAACTTTTAAGAGGTGAAAAATGGAAGTATCTAAGATTTATTCAATGATTTATGATAGTAAAAAATATGGCAACGATGGTTACGGTGATTACTTGGGCGAATTTAAAATAGTTAAGCAACTCAGAGAAGATGCTTATGTAGATGATTTCATTGGTGTTAATACTGAAACTGATGAAGTGTGTTTTGTGCTTTCAAGAGAGGTATGCGGATATGGTGGCGGTATTGCTTATCAGGTTATTCCCATTCCAGAGTTAACATTGAAGCAATAAAAACAAAATTGTTAGTGGTGAGGTAAATTATGAGTAGAGGTGTACTTAGAGACGGATCTAGCGTATATAAAGAAATAAGAGAAAAACGTGTTGAGGATGTAATAATTAGAGCATCTAATAAAGCAGGTATTACTAAGAGCGATTTATCTGATGCCTTTAAAGAAAAAGGATTTTTAGGTGTTTACAATCTTGGCATGATGCATATGTATGAGTATTTGAAAGGGGAAAAAGTGTAATGAATATTATTGAAAAACACATAATTGGAGAACTTTATAACAACATACTAACCAAAGGAGAATATCCTAAATTTGGTTCACCGGAATGTAATTGTAATAAATGTATGTTTTACAATGTTACATGTCCTCCATCTCCACATCGTGCTGGATGTTTTCACGGATGGAAAAAAGAAGAAAGTTAAGAGGTTGAAAATGCGAGAACCAATTTATAGTAAGCAAGGTGAAGAGTTAAAAAGCACTATTTCAAATTTAATTTCTAGCCATAACACTTTATGTTCTATTGAAGAAGCATTTCAGGAAAACAAATATGCCAAACAATATTTTGAAGATGCAAGGCAAAAAGTTTTAGAGTCTGGTAATCAAAGTTTGGCAGCTATGTATGCTATTGCAATAGAAAATATGTCTAAATTTATTGAAGACAGTCAAGAGGTGGATTATGAAGTGTCCGAATTGTGGCAGTAATAAAATATTTAATTGTATCAATAGTCTTGCATATGCTCGTCTAAGATATTTCGAATGTGTAGAATGTGGCCATCAAAGTAGAAAAATAAAGATTGAAAAATTTACATGTGTCAATCATAAATCTGAATGGGAAATTGAATTAGAAGAATTAGAAAAAGAATGGGAATGGAGTTAAGAGATAAAATATGGCAAAAGTTACATTAAAAGATATTAAAATCCCAAATACTTGCGGAGAATGTAATTTTATTGGACGTTATGAAACTGGTCTATACGCTCGTAATCCACATTGTTGTTGTGAGTTGATGTGGGGTTTAAAAGAGGAAGACTATAAAGTTGATAAGAATTCACTTGATGAAAATTGTCCTCTAAAGGTTTTATTAGGTGCGAATAAATCCTGGTACGAAAAGACAGACTTATCTTCTATTGTTCGCATTTCATTAAGCGATGATTTCATAGTTGACTACGACAAATCCAGAGGAATGTACAGAGTAAGCGTCTTTGATGACGGTCACTTCTGGGACGAGTTCTGGTTTGATGCTTATGAGGAGAAGGAAGTAGAAAATATATATCTAGTCTATGGCAATATAGAAGAAAGTGGAGATACTGATTCTTGGGTTGAAGCTATTTTCGACAATAAAGAACAGGCGTTGTCTTGTGCAGAATATCTTAATTTAATAAAAAATCAAGAGAATGTAAGCTACTATGCATCTGGTTACGATTGGCATATGAACAAGATGGATTATGTAGAAGAACTGAAGAAGTTAAAAGATGGTAAATAAAAATTATATTTAAAGTTGAGGTTACATATGCAGATATTAGCAGAAACAGAATACCAGGATCTATACAGAGTAACAGATGGAGTACTTCTTGTAGTAAATAAATTCACTCCTATCTTCTATCCTCATATGGATAGACCTATATATTTATATTCTAATAAAGTAAAGACCGGCAAATATCATAAAGAATGCCAAGATGGATTAAGGGTATTAAAGGGTCAATGTGAGTATTCATATGCAGGAACAACAATAACAATTCCTAAAGGAACCGTTACATATCACACTGTGCCGGTAGAACCAACAACTAACAAACCAGACTGGCAATATCAGATAAAGACAACCGGTGAATTATTTAGTGGAGATGCTGATCTAATGGATCGTTGGCTGAGTGATATCCTTTATAGGATTAGACAAGATGGTTGTAGAAAGTAAAGAGGAAATAGAAAATGCTTATTAAATTGATTATTTTAGCAGCAATGCTCTTCTGTCATGTTGTAGATGATTACTATTTGCAAGGAATACTTGCATCTATGAAACAAAAGAACTGGTGGTCTAAAAATGCACCGGATCCGTTATATAAAAAAGATTACATAATGGCACTATTTATGCATAGCTTTAGTTGGGCATTTATGATTATGCTACCGATTTTAGCATATGATTTCTACTCTTCTACTTTATGGAAGTTTTATCCTGATTTTTTGATTGTGAACTGTATAATCCATATGGCAGTGGATAATCTAAAGGCAAACATGCTAAAGATTAATTTAATACAGGATCAGAGCATACACATGCTTCAGATATTCGTAACTTGGTTGATTTGGTGTTGTAAGGCTTGAGGAGTTCTATGACTAAATTAGAAAAGATAGATTTATTCCTACAAAAAGAAATTCAAAAGCAGCCTAAGACTTCTTTATTAAGAGAATTGTACGATCGAAAGAATTTTAAAAATGAAGAACTGCTTTATTTATTTCCAAATAACAAACTGAAACGTAATGGATTGCCAATGAAGAAAGGTGGTTCAAAAAAGAAGAAAAAAATTAGACGAATGCTCCGTGATCAACGTCTTTTCAATATTTTTGAAGATATTGTTGATGATGTTTTAACAAGCAAAATGAAATCTAATAAGTTCTTTACTGAGTTTGTTGATATAAAAAACATACATATAGGACAACAAAATGAGTGGCGTCCTAAATGCGATTTTGAGAGAATCACTAGATGGAGAACATTCGATGGAAATTGGAGGACATTAAATGAGAACACTAATTAATTACATACGTTCCTGCTTCTGTAAGCATGAGTGGCAATGTCTAATAGAAAAATGTCCTGTATATGCTTCTGAACATGAAAATCCAATTAGATACATATGGGTCTACAGATGTGTGAAATGTGGATGTGAAGGAAAAGTAACAGTGATTAAAGGAGGATACAACAATGAGAATGGCATTAACAGGTCATCGACCTGAAAGATTGGGATATCCGGAATTAGACTTTTGCACTACTTCTGAGTGGAGAAAAATTATTGATTGGTTAAAAGAAAAAATATTAGAGATTGGTATAACGGACGCTTATTGTGGTATGGCAAGCGGATGTGATATTGCGTATGGTATTGCTGTATTAGAACTTAATGATGAAGCATCTTTATACAAAATTAACAGACCAAAAATTAAATTACATTGTATCTTGCCTTGTAAAAATTATAATAGCAAGATTAAATGGCATAGAATCCTAAAAGCTTGTGCTGATGAATGGAATGAGTTATCTGAAGAATTTTATAAGGGTTGTGACAATGTTCGTGATCAATATATGGTGGATCATAGTGATAAAATATTTGCAATTTGGGATGGTAATAAATCTGGTGGAGTTTGGTCTACTATAAGGAAAGCTCAAAAAAGAGGTTTTGATGTTGTGTATTATCCCAAAGAAAAATTATAATAGGAGAATTTCTGTATGAGTATTTATGTAACCGGCGACACACATGGAAATCTTACTCGCTTCTCTATAGATAGTTTCTATGAGCAAAAAGAAATGACTAACCAGGAAGATAATTATATGATTGTCCTCGGAGACTTTGGTAGAGTTTGGGATCAAGAAGAAAGTAAAGACGAAAAATGGTGGATTAATTGGCTGGAAAACAAACCTTTTTATACTCTTTTCGTTGATGGAAACCACGAGAACTTTGATAGACTGTATCAATATCCTGTAAAGGAATGGCATGGCGGTCTAGTCCACGAGATTCGTCCACATGTGCTGCACTTAATGAGAGGACAAGTCTTTAATATTGAAGAACTTCTCTTCTTCACCTTCGGTGGGGCATCTTCTCATGATATTCATGATGGCATTTTAGATTGCGAAGATCCTAACTGGAAAGAAAAAGCAAAAGCTTTGGATAAGCAAGGCAAATATATGTACCGTATTAAAGGTTTATCATGGTGGCCTCAGGAGTTACCTACCGAGGAAGAGATGCAAACCGGTATTGATAACCTGACAAAGCATAATAACAAAGTAGACTTTATACTCTCCCACTCGCCTTCCACTTCTGAATTGTATTTAATGGGCGGCAAAGGATTGTATGAACCAGATATGCTTACAAATTACCTGGAAGAGATCAAAGCAACAACTGAATATAAGAGACACTTGTTCGCGCATATGCATGTGAACAAAGCAATCAATGACAGAGATATTTGCTTGTATGAGCAGATTATTAGGATTAATTAAGGAGAAAACAATGAACGAAAATTACATAATGTTAAATGGTAAACGTGTTGATCTGACCGAGGAGCAACTTGAGAAGCTTGGGATAAAGGTTGAGGTTGAGGTTGAGAAAGACTGTTTTAAAAGGGTAAATGCCACTAAATGTTATTATTTTACAAATGCAATAGGGGATTTAAGTAGTATGCCAGATTATGGCACCCTACTTGATGACCAACTTTACAAAGTAGCCAACTACTGCACTGACAAATCCCTCATGCAGCAACGCACACTTCACGAAACTCTTGACCGTCTGCTCTGGAGATTCAGTATGCAGAATGATGGAGATAAGATTGATTGGAGTAATCAGTCAATAAAAAAATATTTTATAGCTTATGATTACCGTACAAAAAAATTTGAACCAGATTATATATATTCTTCATATGGTAGTAGTATAAAATATTATGTAGAATACTTTTACTCAGCCGAAGTAACCCAAAGAGCCATTTATGAAATCGTTCTTCCATTTATGAAAGAACATCCGGAGTTTGTGTGGTAAGGAGAATATTATGATAGAAGGAATTGAAATTTTAGCACAGAGTGAGATTATGACGGATTCTAGCTGGACTGCATGGATTTTAGTATTGTTAGCATTTGGATTCGTTGTATTTACAGGTGGATTAAGCAACAACATTGATTTCTTAGTTTTTATAGGTTGTATTGCACTGTCCATTAGTATAGTTGGAAGTTTGTTAATGGTAATTATAAATCCAAAAGAACCAACCGGCAAATATGAATATCAAGTAACCATAGATGAAAATGTATCTTTTACTGAACTATACGAAAAGTATGAAGTGGTTGATCAGAACGGAAAGATATGGGTTATAAGAGATAAAGATGTGGAAGATGTTAAAGAGGTGAAATAACATGGCACTGATGATTTCAGATGACAAGAAAAATTTTTATGTAACATGTAAATGTGGATGCGAAGGAATTCTTTTTAAAGTAGACGATTCCGATAAAGATTATGGGTGTTATGCATTATGCATGTGTTATAGCAATAATTATTACAAGGATCAAGATGATACTGTTCTAAAAGTGATCAAAAGAAAGTTTAAGAAAATATGGGCAATTCTTAGAAATAAGGATTACTACTATTCTGAATTGATTATGACTAAAGAAGATTTTGATAAGTTCAAAGAACATATCAATCAGTTTTAATCATGAATAAGAGTAAATAAAATAATATATTGAGGTGATAACATTGAAAACATATACTATGGAAAACATAAAAATTTCACAGCATGCCAAAGCTCGTTATAGCGAACGTATAATGGATAAGGATGATAAATCAGATGTTGCAGTGTTTATTGCACAGCATGAACAGAAAATAAAAGAAGATATTTTTAAGATGATTCAGTATGGCACACTGCTCTACTCCGGCAAGTCTACATGTGAGTTTAATAAGCAGCCTGTAGATATCTTCTTGAACGGGACCTGGGTCGTTATTGTAGATATTGCAAAGGCAAATGTAATTACTTTATATAGCATTGATCTTGGTTTGGGCAATGAGTTCAATAATGAATACATAAAGAGATTGCTTGATAAGTTGAATGTTGCAAAAGAGGAATATGATACTGTTGTTACTGGAATCATGACTCAGAAAGAAACTTACTCTTCTATTATTAAGGAAAACACGGATCAAATTAATGAACTGAAGCAGATGGTCAAGAATCTGGAAAAACAGAATCAGGCTTACACAGATGTGATTGAAAGTTTGGAAACGGACAAGGTAATTGCAGAAAAGGAAGTTAGAGATATTATTGCTACCATGATTGGTAAGAAAGTGTTTTAGGAGGATATATGGTAAAAGGTGACAAAATTAAATTAATAAAGCCAATTGGTATTTTCTCAAGTGTTGGTGAAATCTGTGAAGTAATTAATGTAACAGATACTGGCGTAATCAGTTTTGTGTTTAACGGTGGTCGTTCTTCTGGATGTATGTCATATGATGAATATTTAAAGCATTTTGAGTTGGTTCAGCCAGCAGAAAAGAAGCCAAGTGTTTGGACTGACTGGAAACTTGCAAATATTACATATTACGATTTGGGTAATGAATATTGTGGAAGTGAGATTTATTACAAGCATAATGGCAAAAGAGTTAAAGTGAAATGTCCTATTTGGGGTGTAAAGACAGAAGCCTGTTGCCATCATGAGGACGAGTTTGATCTTGCAAAAGGATTGAATTTGGCAAAATTTAGACTCATTGTAAAGATTTTAGATAGACAAGTTCAAGAAATTGCGGAGGGTATGTAATGTCAGTACATGATGATTTAGGAGCCAGGATGAGTGTTGCTATGAGTGAAAGGCTCTGCACTACCAGCTTAATTATGAGCAGAAGGAGGTCTATGAATGATTGCATATGTTTATAATGAAAGACGAAGAGGATTATCTGTTCCTTTTGGAATTAAAGTAGAAGAACATAACAGGAATAATTCTATCAAAGCATGTAGTATTAGAGTTAAGTGTTTAAATGATAATAAAGAATTTCGGTCTATGATGGATGCAGCAAAATTTTATAATATTTCTAAAACATCAATTTATAATAGTATTCAATACAATAAACCCGTTCTTTGTAGAAAACAAAATCAGAAATATCAATTCGTAAGATTATAAAGGAGAAAATAAGAAGTGACATTAGAAAAATTACAGGCAGAAATGGTGGCTGCTATGAAAGATAAAAATAAGGCACGTAAGGATACAATCTCCTCTCTCATCGGTGCAGTTAAGAAGACTGCCATTGATAAGAAGTGTAAGGATAACATTACTGAAGTTCTGGTGGACGAGGTAATCCTTAAGGAAAAGAAAACTGTTCAGGAGATGATTGATACCTGTCCAGGAGAAAGAACAGAATTGTTACAGGAATACAAAGACAGAATGAATGTGATCAATGAGTTTGCTCCTAAGTTGATGACAGATGCATCAAAGATTCATACTGCTATCATGGATCTTCTAGCAAATGCACAGCTTGAACCGGTAAAAGTAAATAAGGGTTTGATTATGAAGGTTGTTATGCCGGCTATGAAAGGTAAAGCTGATATGAAGATTGTAAACAAAGTAATGGAAGAAATTTTGGAGTAAATAATGAGAAGACCAGAGAGATTATACGATTTTTATAGAGAATTAACCAGAGTACATGTTACGCATTTTCCAGATTTGAGATTTGGGCAATTTTGTATAGCTTTTATGCATTGGATTACCACTACAAAGGAAAGAGATCCTTTCTTTATTGAAGAACCGACAATGATTGATTTGTTACATGAGTATGTAGAGGAGAGACATGGCGAATTATTATATTAGCGATTTACATTTAAACCATAAAAATGTAACTGCAGAAGGAAAGAATTTTGATAATAGACCTTTTCAGACATTGGATGAGATGCATGAGGCTATAAAAAGAAATTGGAATGCTAGAGTAACAAATTCTGATACTGTTTATCTCCTTGGTGATAGTATTTGGAATCTGACAGACGAGATGATTGCTTTAATGGCACAGCTTAAAGGCAAAAAGGTTGCAATCAAAGGAAATCATGACAAATTCAACGACATTCGTTATAAGCAGTTATTTTCTGAGATTTGTGATTATAAGGAAGTGTCAGATAATGTTCATGGTATGAATTATATGCTTGTACTCTCCCATTTTCCTATCCTTATGTGGAATGGACAGCATAGAGGCTGGATTCACCTGTATGGACACGTACATAATTCTAATGATTATGCTTTTTATAAAGATTCTCTGAAAAGATTGAACGAGTATTATAAAGACCGAGATGGAGAAAATTTCAAACCGTTTTATGCTTATAACGTTGGATGTATGTTGGATTATATGGGATTTGTTCCAAGAACATTGGCAGAAATTGTAAGTGCAAATGAAAGTAAATAAAATAATGAGGTGAGTAACTATGTATAGATTAATTAAGTATACAGGAAAAGATGGTACAGACAAATTATGCGAAGTCGCCGCTCTCCATCCTTTAGAAGGAGATTTTTATTGGCCATTAATGGTTGGAAATTCTATCGCTTTTGCATATAACGATGCTAGTGGAAAAATGTTGCGTAGCTCTGCTATTGAAGCAATGGATAAGGTAAATGGTCAGCTTGTTATTGTGACAAGAAACAGCGTATTTGTGTTTGAGGAAGTTGAGGAAAATTATGATTTATTTTGATAATGCTGCCACTACAAAAGTTGACGAAGAAGTAATTGCTGATATAGTTGAAGCTTTGAAGAATGATTGGGCAAATCCATCTTCTATTTCCAGTCAAGGAATTGTAGGCAGACAAAAAGTTGAACATGCAAGGAAACAAATTGCAGATTATATTAATGCTGATCCAGAGGAAATTATATTTGTAGCTTCTGGATCTGAGGCAAATAATTTAGCAATCAGAGGTTTTTTAGATGCCAATCCAGAATATAGCGTTGTTCCTCATTCAATGATAGAACATCCTAGTGTGGTAAATACTTGTAATTTGATTGCCGAATTAAGTCTTAAAACCAAGAAGTATCTTCTCCCGTTTGTTGATGTTGACATGCAAGGTTTGATTAATATGGATACTTTGAAATATTGGTTATCAGAATACAAATCAAAGTGTCTTGTAAGTATTATGATGGGGAACAACGAAATCGGCACGGTTCAAGACATAAAACGTATTTCTCAGCTTGTGCACAACTACAATGGCGTTTTTCACACTGATGCTGTTCAAGCTTTTGGTCAGATTCCTATAGATGTAAAAGAAATGGGAATTGACATGATGAGTGTAAGTGGTCACAAATTTGGTTGTCCCAAGGGAGTTGGATTTTTATATAAGAGAAAAGATATAGAAATCTACCCTCTTATCAATGGTGGTAGTCAGGAAATGAATCTTAGAGCTGGAACAGAAAATGTTCCTTATATAATTGCTATGGGAAACCAGGTTGAGAGAATGAGTAAACGAGAATATCCAAATAGTATATTGGCAAATTATTTATATGAAAAGATTTGTTATGAGATTGGATATGATTTTGATGTTTGGTTGAATGGTTCCATTAAAAATAGATTGCCAAACAATCTCTCTCTCACTTTTCCTGGCGTTAACGCAGAAGCTCTTATCACTTTATTGGATATGAAAGGTGTTCAGGTATCTGCAGGATCGGCATGTTGTGCTGGTGATAAGGAGCCTAGTCGAGTTTTAAAAGCCATTGGATTGAGTGATGAAGAGGCTTTCAGTACTATTAGGATTAGTCTTGGTAAAGACACTACTAAGGAAGAATGTGATGAGTTTGTTAGAATCCTTGGAGAATGTTTAGAAAGTTTAAAAATGGTTGGTGGTGAATAAATGTCAGAATACGGACTTAAGATAAAGAACTTTGAAGCCGGTTCTTTATATGGATACAACTTGGGTATTAGAGATAGGCTTGATAGTACAGATGCAATGCTTTCCAATAGTTTATTTAGTGATTTCCTGAAGGAAAACGGACTTAATGTTTGGAGAGGTGAATCCACTAGAGATGTTATCTGTATAGAGTTTAATTATGGCACTCGTTCATACGAAGACGAAATTAAAAATTTTGACAAAATAATAAAAGATATTCAAAAGGACGAAATGTTGTCTGATGACATTAAAGAGGAACGTGTCCAAAAGATAGAATTCTTAAAAGAACGTGCAACAATAAATATAGATAAATATCATAAAATATCTCATCAGGAAATAAGAATGCTTTTTTACACTCAGGGTGTTGATATAAACTATCAGACTTATAACAAAAAAGGAGAAGTAATTAAGGAAGAGAAAATCCACTATAAAATGCTATATAGGACTCCCGGTAAAGCAAAAAAAGGATCTTGTATGTTTATTAACGAAGATTTATATGATAAAGCCATAGAATTTTTGTATATGGGGATTCAATTACCAAAAGACAATTCTCCTATTGTTGAAATGGGTGCATACTCCTCTCTTATTACTTCTTCTATCGTTGGAAAAGTTCAGATTTTACCGGAACAGATTTTAGTATTACAAGATGTGGATTCTTTTTTTCAAACTAATGTTGTTAGCGTGGAAACTGATGAAGATAAACATTGTAAAGCAGTTCCTATAGATAATTATCAAGTAAAAAACACTTTATTTGATGGACAGGCTTTGATAGACACATCTATTTTCCCAGACTGGGGAGAAGGTTATATTCTCCTTAGACATCATTTATGTAAGATGGCAGCGTTTCATTCTGATATTCAAAAATTTATGAAAGATTATTTCGGAGATAAGTATGAAACTGCAACTGTAAAAGATATGTTTGGAAGAGATGTCCGAGTAAAAGACATAAGGCTTATTACAACAGACAATGCGATGAAGTGGCTTAAGTTTAATGTTACTTTTGAATATTGGAGTGATTATGTTAGAGCAAACAATAGTATGTTTGGCATTGTAAAAACAGCTCATGAAAGTAAACTTGGTGAAGTTCAGAGAATGAGTTATCAGATGATTAACGCTCTTGATATGAATATTATGCCACAGGTTGTTCAGTGTAGTATGGATTATATAGAGAAGTTAAAAACAAATGACGATGTGTTTTTGAATTATCTTAGAGATAATACTAATTTTTCAAATGACTATGAAGTATTGGTAGCTTTGGTTGAGCAAAATAGAGATTTTCTAAGAAGTGAATATTTTAGACATCGCAAGGAATGGATTGTTAAATCTTATGTGATGAATTTTAAGAATGGAAAAATCATTCAAAACGCAGATAATTTGGTTATTATAGGTTCTCCATACGCTATGTTGCTTCATTCTGTTGGTGTTGATGTTAATACTGATCCTACGTTCACTATAGAGCAAGACACTATACAGTGTTGGACAGAAAGATTTGGCGATGGCGAATACTTAGCAGAGTTTCGCTCTCCATTTAATAGTAAAAACAATATGGGCTATGTACATAATGTGCATCATGAATACTTTGATAAGTATTTTAAATTTGGGAAACAGATTATTGCTGTAAATATGATTGGTACTGATTTCCAGGATCGCAATAATGGATCTGACATGGATAGTGATTCTATATATACAACAAATCATCCTGATATCGTTCAGTATGCAAAATATTGTTATCTTAACTATCCTACCATTGTAAATAATATACCTAAAGAAAAAAATAGCTATTCTTTAAGTTTGGAAAATTATGCTAACATTGATAACAACTTAGCTGCGGCACAATTAGCAATTGGAGAATCAAGTAATTTAGCACAGGTATGTTTAACATATACATATAATTTTGATGATCAGAAGTATAAAGATTATGTATGTATTCTTTCTGTGCTTGCTCAAGTAGCCATAGATAATGCAAAGCGTAGGTTTGATATTGATTTGACAGAAGAAATTAGTCGCATAAAAAAAGATATGAATATCAAAACTAATGGTTATCCAGCCTTTTGGAGTGTTATTAGAAGAGATTTCAATAGGAGACGTATAAATAAAAATTTAGTGTGCCCTATGAATTATATATTTGATATTGAGGTTGGAAAATATCGAAGTAGTGCTTCTACTCTACCTATGAATGAGTTTTTCGTCAAACACAATGTTGACTTAGACAGAAGAAAATCCAAGAAGGTTGAAGATTTAATTCAAAAATATTCCTTGTCATTATACGAAAACAATGTTGATGGGGAAGATGAAAATGAAAATTATCTTTTACTTAGGACTGATTTTGATGCATTAATTAACGATATTCAGCAGATTTACATATCTAAAAATTATTTAGGAATGATGTCTTGGTTAATAAATAGAGCATTTTCAATTGGTTCTGGTGTTAGAAGAAATTCTGAAAATATTATTTCAACAATTAACACAAACAAATCTTTATTATTAAAGGTGTTATATAATGTTAACAAAGATGCATTTTTACAGTGTTTTTATAGAAAAGAATAGAATATATGTGTACACTTAATTGTTTTAAACATTTAAAAAACCCAATAAAACTAATCAAAATTAAATGTCGAATTAACCAAGCTTATGAAGAGAAAGTGCGTATTGCACAAGTACTTCAACCGCTATTACCGACGCGGGTATAAATATGGAATTCGAATGCATAATGCCAGTGACCCCAGGCTTTATATGGGGTCTGATCAGAATAACTATATATAGGAGAAAAAGGATATGAAAGCTTTTAGAATGGGACGCAACACTATTGAGCACTACTCTTCTTTTGAGGAAATGGGAAAGGCATGGGGTTGTAAGCCTGTAACTAAGAAAACTAAAGATGAGGAAAAATTAAAGAAGCAGCGCGAGAATTTTTGCGCAAGACATCGTTGTGAAGCATGTGGTGAGCCGATGCAGTGGATTACCGGTTCCGTAATGGCTTGTGTAAACGAAAAGTGTAAAGGTAAAAAGGTTGAGCGTACAGATTCTGAGGGTAATAAGATTGTGTCTTATATTACTTCATATGATTTACTGGACGATCTTGGCTCTGAAATCGCAAACAATATTTTTTCCGTAAGTGAATAAAATAATACATCGTATAATTTCCCGAAACGGGACTAAAATAAAATTTAAATGACAAAAAGGAGATTTTTTAAAATGAACAAGACTGAATTAATTAGTGCAATTGCAGAAAAGACTGGTATGACCAAGAAGAATGTAAAGGAAGTGCTTGAAGCTACTCAGGAGGTAGTGTTTGCTACTATCAAGGATGAGGAAGTTAAGCTGATGGACGGTGTTACTCTTAGTGCAAAGGTTGTTCCTGAGAGAACTGCTAGAAATCCTCAGACTGGCGAAGAGATTGTAGTAGCTGAACATATGGCTCCCAAGTGTAAATTCGGCGCAGCAATTAAGAATGCCGTTAATGCTTAATTTTTTGCATAACTAAATAAAATAATACAACAACTTAATATTGATATAAATGTGGAGTGTCTTGCTCCACAAATTGGGGATTCGCCAAGTGGTTTGGCAATCGGCTGTTAACCGATCTACGGGGGTTCAATTCCCTCATCCCCAGGTTACTGGGGCATAGTCCAGCTCGGAAGGATACTTGATTTGGGATCAAGTGGTCGTGGGTTCAAATCCCACTGCTCCATTTATTATAGCTGGCGGCAGGTAGGAATCTGACCTAGCCTCATAAGCTAGGGAAACCCGGCTCAATTCCGGGGCGTAGCAATTAAAAGGAAAATAAATAATCCCACTACTCTTCCACCTGTGAGGAATAAACCAGGAACGCATGTCAAAGGAAGACCTTCTCTAAATGCCTGAGACACGTTGGTGGTTAACTGCTTACCACCTTTATAAATAATATGGCGAACTTTAAAAGACGAGTGGGCATAGCTAAAATTGCTGGAGAGCCGAAAATAGCACATTAACCAGATTCATCAAACGGCGTGTTCCAAACGAGTTAGTAATCTTGTGGTGAGACGAAAGCTGCTGAGAAAGTCTCAGGTTTATTTACTCTTCTATCCTAGTGTAGACAGAGCTGAGATTTCGTCATTATGACGTTTTCGTTATAGGTGATTCACTACCTTAAACGTGAGACGATAAAGAAGGGTATAGACTCCCAACAAAGAACAGCGCCTATAGGGCATTAATAGTGTGAAGGCTTTGGTTGTCGTTAGTATGGGCTTACCAAAGCAGTATACGTCCGACGGGACTGACACCCAGGAAAGACTGGGCAAATTTGAAAGTGTTCCGCTACTTAAGGCGAATTATGATAACAGAAGTTCCTACACCTCTCAACGATGTGTCACATAGGAACACATATACATAGGCTTACAAGATACGCTGCAACGCCTTGTGTAAAAACTTGGGTAAGGTTCTTATTGTTTGCAGACAGTAAGAAATAGTCAGGGGTAAAACATCGCCAAAGTTTAGCCTTTTTGTCACCCTGATATATTTGGCAGTTTGTAGAACTGCCCTCTGCTTACCAGAGCAACTAAACTGGAGGGATTGTAGCGTGTCCCAGAATAGAGAAATCTACGCTACTTTTATTTTGCCGAAGAGGCCACTTGCAGAACGTAGAACCGTTAAGGTAGAACGTAAACTGGATATCCGGAAATCCGATGTTTTCAGCTAGTTGACTGCTTCACGCTGACAAATTTATGAACAAAAACCGTTAGAGGTTTTTATCAGAGACGGTGCATGCACTGAAACTGAATTTGAGCTTTTGAATTGAGAACTTCGGTTCTGTAGAGAGTTGCACATAATGTCCAGCTCTTGATTCTTTGGGAGGTTCGTATAGTGGTAAGTACACGAGATTTTCATTCTCGTAAGAGGGGTTCAATTCCCCTACCTTCTGTGGTTTGGCAGTTGGTTATGCTTACGTTTATTTGGGTGGAGTAATTACCATTCTGGGTATCCAGTGAGAAACCTATCGGGTGCACACGAGTTCCTTCGGGGGCTGCCTTTTTATATGCATTTGTGATGTAATTGGCTAACATACCTGCCTTCCAAGCAGGTTATGCCGGATCGTTCCCGGTCAAATGCTCTCAACCGAATTCACAACGCCTCTGATTCAAGCGCAACCCTGTGAATCTTTGTATTAGAAGGAGTCAGGTACGTAACTGATTTCTTATTGGCTCTATGGTCTAGTGGTTATGACGCTACCCTGTCACGGTAGAAGTGCGAGTTCAATTCTCGCTAGGGTCGTTATTTGGGGCATTAGCTCAGTTGGGAGAGCACCTGCCTTGCACGCAGGGGGTCATCGGTTCAAGTCCGATATGCTCCATTTTGCCTGTTTACTCTAATTGGTAAGAGGGCAGTCTTGAAAACTGCTGTAGCTGTGAAAGGCGATTGGGGTTCGAGTCCCTAAGCAGGCGTGATTATTATCCCATTAAGGGAAATTTATAAATAATAAAAGGATGAAATAAATGATTAATATCACTAAACAGGAAGCATTTAAGATGAGAGAATTGGGATTTTCTGACAAAGTACATAAAACATACACTAAACACCCTACCTATTTTTTGACTGAAGATGTAAAATGTTTAAAAGCATTAAATGATTACAAAAGAGGGCTCATAAAGAATGGGGATCGGAATTAATAAAAATTTATCTCAAGAAGATAAGACAAAATTATATAAAAGCAAATTAGAAAAAATCAATAAAGATATTGAAGTAATAGGTGATTATGTAGATACGAAAACCAAAATTAGACTTAGGTGTAAAAATTTGCATGAATGGGATACTAAGCCTATGAATCCGTTAGAAGGTAAAGGTTGTCCTATATGTTCTGGAAAATATACAAATACAATAAGCTTTGTTGAAAAAATGGAAAAAATAAATAATAACATAGAAATTTTATCAGAGTATATTAACGCAAAGACTAAAATTAAATGTAGATGCTTACTTGATAATTATGAATGGAATGCAACCCCTAATCAATTACTAAGCGGTAAAGGCTGCCCTAAATGTTCAAAAAGAATACGTTATACGCATGATGATTTTGTGTCTATCATTGAGGATAAGTTTGATGGAAAAATAAAAATAAAATCAAAATATAATGGGCAATTAAATAGTTTAAACTGTGAATGTCTTGTATGTGGCAATGAATGGACATCAAAACATGCAAGATTAGTATTTGTCGCTAAAACAACACCTTGTATAAATTGTGCCGCAAAAATAAGAGGTGAAAAATCAAGAGATACTGAAGCTGATTTTATTAGTAAGTTGAGTAAGATTACTGATAACATAACATTGGTTGGGAAATATGAATTATCTAGTGTAAAGACCGAATTTTATTGTAATATATGTGAATCATATTTTAAAGAGTATCCGGCAAAAATTCTAGTTAGAAACGGAAAGTGCCCGTGTTGCGGTTTAAGTAAAGGTGAAAAGAAAATATTTGAATATTTAAAAAAGCATAATATTGAATTCGAAAGAGAGTATTCTTTTCATGATTTGTTTAGTGATAACGGAACTTTGTTACGTTACGATTTTGCAATAATAAAAAACAATTCTGTAAATAAAATTATAGAATTCGATGGCGTGTTTCACTATGAAAAGGTTTATCCGGATCACGACCTTGAAAAGCAACAACGTTATGATGAAATCAAAAATAATTATTGTTCTAATCATAACATTGAAATACTTCGTATTCCTTATTGGAATTATGAAAATATCGAAAAGATATTGGATGACTTTTTAAATAATAAAAATTTTTGGAAACACTAAAAAACTGAAAGTGGTGATAAATATCGCTAAGAAAAAGAGTAAGGAAGGGATCAGAGTATCTTTTGTAGATGAACCAGCATCAGAGGACGTAACTGGAAGCGGGGTCTTAATTGAGACACCAAACCATAAAATATTGTTGGATTATGGTCTGGCTCAAAGTAATGACAGGTATGAGGATTTTTTAGTTAACAATAGGAAGACACGAGAATTTAAAGCACGAGATATTGATTTAATATTCATCTCACATTTACACGCAGACCACTCATTATTGTGTCCTAAGCTATTTAAAGATGGATGTAATGGTGGAGTTATTATTTCCAAAGGTAATATGGGAGTATTAAAAACAATGGCTACAGATAGTGCATTAATCTCAGAAAGAGATGTGCTATTGATAAATTCACAGCATGATAAAAAGTACTCTCCTATTTATTCAATTGATGATGTTAATAAAATGATTGAACATACTTTTGAAATGAATACAAATGAAAAAATCTATCTAGACGATGAAATATCTTTTAAATTAATTCCTAGTGGACATTTATTGGGCGGTGTTCAAATTGTATTGTACATAACTATTAATGGAGTCACAAAGGTTGTTGGATATACCGGTGATATAGGCAATAGAGAAATTAACAACTATTTCGTAGGAAAGTTTCAACCAATAGATTGTTTCTGTGATATTTTTATCGGAGAGTCTACATATGGTGATAGACCGGATTTAAAAACCGGTATCAAAGAAAGAAAAAATGACCTAGATAAGTTAAAGTCTATTATTGATATGCAAATAAAAGAAATGAAAGGCCGAGTTCTTATTCCGTCATTTGCTCAAAGTAGAGTTCAGCAATTGGCTTTAATGATTTATCAGTTATATAAGAACGAAGAATGGCAACCAAAAGTTTATATTGATTCTCCTCTTGCTATTTCTATTTTTAAAGATTATGAAGAAATTCTTGAAGGAGAAGAAAAAGAGCTGTTTGATGAGTTATTAAGATGGGACAAACTTATATTTGTCAAGGAATCCGAAGAAAGTAAAAGTTTAGTTTCCTCTAAAGAACCCTGTTTGATAATTTCAACTAGCGGAATGTGCCAAGTTGGAAGGGTTAGACATCACTTAAAGGAATTAATTCCAAATCCTAATGCAACTGTTTTGTTTGTAGGATTCTCATCTGAAGGTAGTTTGGCAAGCTTGTTGCGAGACATTAAAACTAAGTCTGTAACGATTGATCAGAAAGAATATAAATGTAGGTGTGCATCATATTCTTTAAAAAGTATGAGTGGACACGCTCCTTTTGCACAGCTTTTAAGCTACTACTCTTCTATTAATTGTAATAAAATCATTTTACATCATGGAAGTAATGGTGCAAAAGAAACTTTAGCAAAAGAATTAAAAAAGGAATTAGAAAAACAATGCAAAACAACTAGGGTTATCATTGCAAATTCTAGTTTGAAATTTGGACTATAAATGGTGACAGCCATATTGATTATGGTTTAAAGGCACTCATGCGTTAATTCGTGTGGGTGTCTTTTAATATATACCGAAAGGTAAATAAGGATTATAAGGAGAACAACAAAAATGGAAATTTTGTTACCAGGCATTTTAGAAAATGCTCAAAATGATAAATATTTATCTCCAGAAGAATATACTTACTGGAAAGCAAGAGAAAATAGAACTTTCTATATTGATTATGAAATTGATGATATGTATAACCTAGTAGAATTAGGAAAGATCATCGTTCAGTTGAATATGGAAGAAAAAGATATTCCAAAAGAGGATTTGAAGCCTATTTATTTATGGGTGCATTCTTACGGTGGAGATATAGAACAGGCAAATTGGTTCTGTGATTTGTGTATTAGTTCCAGAATTCCTATTATTACAATTGCAATGGGTGCTGCAATGTCTGCAGGATTTTTGATTGTTTTATCTGGACATAAGCGTTTTGCATTTAAACATAGTCAGCTTCTCGTTCACACTGGCAGTGGAACTTTAACCGGTACTGCAGAACAAATTGAAGAAGCACAGAAAAATTACAAAAAGCAAATCAATGAAATGAAAGAATATATTCTATCTCGCACTTCTATTGATGAAAAAGTATTTAATAAGAACAAAACAAAAGATTGGTATTTAACAGCCGAGGAATTGATTAAATATAATGTTGTTGACAAATTAATTGATAGTTTGGATGATATTTTTTAAATTGCCGAGTGCGTATATTTCCACATATATCATACTACCATACTGTCTATAACGTGTCAACAAAAATGATGAAATAAAATTTTTAGGATTAAAAGGAGAAAAATAAAATGATGGAAGTAAAGAAAACAACTAAGTATGACGGAAAACTTAAAGGTGTACGTATTGTAAATAATAACATTGTCGATGCTGACGGAGAAATTATTGATTTAGTATCTGTGTTGTCTAAGGTGTACGGAGATAATGTTTTTGATTTAAGTACTACCTGCAAGGAAGAGGAAATCATTGACGTTGATGATGCTGAAGAAGCTATTATTGGCGAAGATGGAGATATTATTTACGAAGACTAATAAGTAGAGAGTGCTTTTGCACTCTCTTTTCTATTAAGGAGAATAAGGATAATGTTTGATATAGAAAATACCCTTGCCGAGTATGGTCTTACACCGGAAAGGTACGAGGATTTATTAAAAGACTGCTCTGACAAGGTGCATCGTATAATTGATATGGATTGGTCAGAGATTGCAGAAAAATACGGAATTGATTTTAATCCAGACACATTAAGAAAAGGAAGTCAACCTCCTCTTATAGGCGGTGCTTTTATAAAAGAATATTATCAGCAGAAGTTTGAAAAAGAAAAACATAAAAATGATGATTGTTATTCTGGCGAAATAATGGCTATGAAACGTGAATTAGAACGTGCAAAAATTCAGTTCAGAGATGAAAGAACTGCATGGCAGAAACAGAATTATCTTGCCGCTAGAGCTGAAAATAAATTGGACTTACTTGAAGATAGATTGTCTGAAATCGGTAAAATTAATTTTTCTAGTCACGAAGAAGTAAACGTTGTTGGCGATACTGACTTACTTGTTATTTTGTCTGATTTACATATTGGTCAATGCTTCTCTTCTATTTGGGGAGAATATAATTCTACAATTGCCGAAAAGAGATTAAATCAGCTTTTACATGAAGTAGTAAAGATTGGTCGTAGACATAATTCTGAGAAGGTCTATGTGTCTATTCAAGGTGATCTTATTTCGGGATCCATTCACAAAGCTTTAGCAATTACCAATAGGGAAAATGTAATTGAGCAAATTAAGCTCGCCTCAGAATTAATTACTTCATTTTGTTATGAACTTAGTAAATATTTTAATAAGGTTTTAATAAGTAATGTATCTGGTAACCATTCTAGAATTGATAAGAAAGAAGATGCACTGCATGATGAGAGACTTGATGATCTTATCTCATGGATTGTAGAAAGTTCATTAAAACATATTGATAACGTTACAGTGTTGCACAGAAATTTAGACAATGGTATTTCTGATATGAATATTCGTGGAAAATCGTATGTGGCGGTGCATGGTGATTACGATACGTTTACAAAGTCCGGTGTTGCTAATTTAGTACTCATGCTAGGATTTGCGCCGTATGCAGTGACGTTTGGCCACATGCACACTTGTGCCGTTGATGAATGTAATGGAATTAAAATGATTCGTGGTGGATCACTTGCTGGTTCTGGAGATTCTTATACCATTGAAAAAAGATTAAGTGGCAAGCCAAGTCAGATGGTGTGCGTATGTTCAGATAATGGTGTAGAAGCTTATTATACGGTTGAGTTAAATTGATAACAAATACGTACATTGACGGGTGCGATGTACATTGCATATCAGGAGAGGTTTCTGTCCTCTCCTACTTCTTTGGAGGAAAAGGATAGTGAAGAGATTATATATTGATGATTATACAGATATTGTAGAACTGATGTATGAGAAGGTTTGTGGAAGTTGTGAAGAAGCAACTTTTATTGGTCTTTATGAAGATGCAGTAGAGATTCTTAAACAGCTTGTTATATTAGACGAAACAGACATTCATCAGGTGTCTATTGTACCAGAAGATTGGGACGGATATGACAAAGAATATATTGTTACATTGGATAATTCATTTGATATCTGGTGTGAAAAATTATACAGATGTGAAACTGAATCTTATATTAGAGGTTTAGCAGGTTGCGTTATTATTGCAGATGATTGCAATAGAGATGCTATTCGTGAACCGGAGACTGATGATATTTACATTGCTTCTTTTGGTGATGTTGATGCGTTATTTGAAGAAGATGAATGTGAATGTAATGGAAACTGCGAATGTTGTGCACATTATGGTATGACCGAGTCTAATGAAGAAGACGAGGAACTTTTGACTGATTCAAGAAGTGAGTCTTTTAATGTATCTCGCACAAAAGACGGTAGAATTGCTGGATTTACTAAAAGTTGGAGTGATACTGCAGCTGATGGAACCATTTCTTATAGTAGTTACAGTTATTATGGAAGTAACGAAGATATTGTAAAGAAGCTTGCAAAAGAGTTTAGAATTGATATTTAAAGGACTCTTGCTGTCACAAGAGCCCCGTAATTAAAGGAGAAAAAGGACAAATGACTGGATTTTTTATCTGAATTTCATGTTGAGTTCAAATTTGATGATGCCTAATTTGACTGAGAATTCAGATAAATTAATTTTGCCCGTTGCCATACTGGCAAGCTCGGCGGTCAGCGCAAAAGCGCAAAATACTAAAAACTCATAATCCATCATTTTCTCCTTTCGTATTTTACACATGTGCGTGCCCATGTGTTGGTTATATTATAACAAAATATTGAAAATTGTAAAGATATGGAGAGTGGATAACTACTCTCCTATTATTATGTGCTGGTGTCGCATAGTGGCCGAGTGCACCGGATTTGTAACCCGGTTTCGAAAGAACGCGTGAGTCCGAATCTCACCACCAGCTTAAAATGCAGTAGACAAATCGGAGTAGCTACCGATTTGATGTGGTGCTAACCTCCCACTTCTACTGCTATTTTTATATGTTTTTGAGGTTAGAGGAACGAGGTTAGAAATATGAAAATGGGAAAATATTTATGCGAATACGCTCCCGATCATCCAAGAAGCACAAAAGAAGGATATGTTTACTCTCATGTGCTTGTTGCAGAAAGAATGTTGGGAAGAAATTTAAAATCAACAGAATGTGTTCACCACATAGATGAAAATAAAAATAACAACTCGCCAGAAAATATAATGGTTTTTAAAACAAAAGCGGATCATTCTGCTTTTCATCATGGATGTGACATAAAAAAAGAAGGAGATGTTTATATCTCTCTTCCTCATAAAGACTCTATATGCCCTTTATGTGGAAAGCGTAAAGATTTTAAAGCAAACGTGTGTAAAGAATGTCATATAAAAAATACATATACGGCAGAAAGACCGGATAGAACAATTTTAAAAAACATGATATATAATATACCATTTTTAAGAATTGGAGAAATGTTTGGTGTATCTGATAACGCAGTTCGTAAATGGTGCAATGCATACAACTTGCCTAATAAGAAATCAATTATAAGTTCTTATTCTGAAGAAGAATGGGAACTTATTTAATTTGTATAAAAGTATATAAAATGATTAAAAGGAGGAAGCTTATAGATGGCTTATTTGAAACAAGCTCGCTCTGAGACTGAAATTAAATCAGCCACCGTGAGCAAAGTAAAACAATATTATAACGAGTTGGCTCGTGATTACACAAAAATAATCGAACAGGATTATATTCTTTGTCCGAAATGCGGAGAATTTGTAAGTAGGGATAATTTTTATTCATCAAATGAATATGCTATTGGAGTTTTTCCAGAATGTAAAAAATGTATACTTGCAGAGGTTGAGCAGCGTGACAAGAAGAATGATAAACCAAACGAAACAAAAGAGTCTGTTAAACGCATGTTGCAGAAAATGAATCTTCCATATATTGATGATTTGTATGAATCAGCGTGTAAAACTGTGGCAGATGAAGTGAATGAGAAAAATAGAAAAGCTCCTTTCTTGGCATATTTGGTGCCTTTAAAATCACTTCCTCAATATAAAAACAGAACATGGGCTGATTCTGAATTTGAATTGGGCGTTGTTACTGAGGAAGAAGAAACCAAAATTAACGCTAAAACTATTAAAAATGGTAAAAAGCGTTTTGGCAATTACGCTCCAGAAGATTTGATGTTTCTTGAAAATGAATATCAAGATTGGATTACTAGATATGAATGTAATACTAAGGCACAAGAATCTATTTTTGAGCGATTAAGTTTTAAGAAGTGGGAAATTAATAAAGCAACCAAGAGTGGCTTACCAACAAAAGATTTGGATAAAACTTATCAAGAATTGCTTGCTACTGCGAATATTCAGCCACGTCAGTCTGGAATGGATTCTATGGCAGAAGCTCAAACGCTAGGAACTTTAATTCAAAAATATGAAGAAACAAGACCTTTGCCAGAAATAGATCCTGAATTAGAGGATGTCGATAGAATTGGTTTATATATTGATAGCTTTTATAGGGGTCATGCATGTAAAATGTTGGGCATTAAAAATACATTTACAAATTTATATGAAAAGGTCATGTCAAAATACACTGTTAAGCCTCCAGAGTATGATGACGAATCTGACAGTGAAATATTATTTGATAAAATATTTGGTTCTGTGGAAGACGCATAGGTGTAATTATGGCTTCTACAAAGAAAAAAACAGTTCAAGAGGTTTATAAAGAAAAATCAGAACGATTAATGGACGGTGTCGCTTATTGGGCATCTTTTTATCGTAAGAATCCGCAACGTTTTGTAAAAGAGTATTTAAATATTAGATTAAAATTATTCCAAAAGATTTTAATTTATATGATGATGGTCAGTACAAACTTTATGTACATAGCGTCAAGAGGTTCCGGAAAAACTTGGTTAACTAGTTTATATTGTGTGGTACGATGTATTCTCTATCCGGGAAGTAAGATTTGTATAGCATCATCTGTAAAGGAACAAAGTTTGGAATGTATTACTAAAATCGTCGAAGATTTTATGAAAAATTATGGATGGGGATCAAGTAATCTTCGTGCAGAGATTGATAGCTATTCGACTAGTATTAATGGTGCATATGTAACTTTTAGAAATGGTAGCTGGATTAAGTGTGTTGTTGCTGGAGATTCGGCACGTCACAACCGAGCTAACATTATAGTTGTGGACGAATTTAGAATGGTTAATCTTAATGTTATTAATACAGTATTAAGAAAATTCTTAACCGCTCCACGCACTCCTGGATATTTAGATAATCCAGAATATGCACATTTAGCAGAAAGAAACTGTGAAATGTATATGTCATCTGCTTGGTTTAAAAGCCATTGGAGTTATGACAAGTTAAAAGCTTATTTTGCTAATATGCTTGATGATACTAAGAGATACTTCTGCTGTGGTCTCCCATATCAGCTTGCAATCAAAGAGGGACTTCTTTCTAGAGAACAGGTTGAAGATGAAATGTCTGAAGCAGATTTCGATCCTACTTCTTTTAAAATGGAGATGGGTGCTGAATGGTATGGAGATACTGATGGTGCCTTCTTTAAATATGATGATATTTCTACTCGCAGAAAAATTAAGACTGCATTTTATCCTTTATCGGTATATAGGAATCATAATATAAGAATACCGGAATTGGCAACCAATGAAAAGAGAATTCTTTCTGTTGACGTTGCTTTATTAGCTTCGAAAAAACATAACAATGACGCTGCATGTTTGATTATAAATTCTGCTATTCCAACTGAAACAAATGAATATCTTAGTAATATCGTTTATGTTGAAACACATGAAGGATTGACTACTGATGAACTTGGAATAATTGTTATGCGATTATTTTATCAATACAACTGCACTCATTTAGCGCTTGATACAAATGGTCAAGGTATTGGTGTGTATGACTTTATTATAAAAGATCAATATGATCCTGAATACGGTGTTACATATGATGCGTTGACATGTATGAATGATCAGAACATGGCAGATAGATGTAAGGTGAAAAATGCAAATAAAGTTGTGTGGTCAATTAAGGCAAATGCAGATTTTAATACCAAAGCTGCTTTGGCGTTAAGAGCAGGTTTTCAAAATGGCAAGATTAATCTATTAATAACTGAATTTGACGCAGAAGAACTGATTAAAAAAATACGTGGTTTTTCTAAAATGTCCGGTGTTGAACAAGCAAAATTAAAAGTGCCTTATCTGCAAACATCGTTTATGGTAAATGAATTAATTAATTTAGACCATGAAGTTAAGGGTACAAATATAAAAATTAAAGAACGACCTGGAATGAGAAAGGATAGATTTTCAGCATTAGAATACAATTACATGCTTTGCCAAGAACTTATAATTAAAGAAAGACCCAAATCTCAAGTTAACAATCTTGCCTATATACTACCAATCAAACAAGCTAAGCGCAAATCATCTTTTTCCAAGATATAAATCAAATAAATTCAAAATAAGTAAAGATATAAAACATAATAAATTAAAAAGGAGGTGTGCCGATGGGAAGACCTAAAGGCAGTAAAAACAAACCAAAGGTGACAGAAAGCGCACCTTCTACTACGAACACAAGTTCAAATACAGTTGGACAACATACTGCTATTGAAATGAAAGAATGGTATGAAAAAAACAAAGAAGAAACTCAGAATGCGTTCAAGCAAATTAGGGATGTTTCAAAAACAGCTCGACAGACAACGTTAAATTCTTATAGTAAGGATAATGTGGTTTCTTACTTGCAAAATATTTCTTCTAATGAAAACAATCTTAGAAATTTGTCAAGGTATTTGTTTTATAGATCACAAGTTTATTTTAGACTGGTTATGTATAATGCAACAATGTTTGATTTAAACGCTCGTACTGTTATACCGCAATATGATCCAACTAAAAACAACAATGCCAAATCCACATTGAAGTCATATTACGAAACATTGCAATGGTTGGAAAGAATGAATCATCAACATGAATTCTTACCAGTTTTAATCAACAATTTTATTGAAGATGCATTTTTCGGATGTTGTTGGATTGATGAGACTGGAATGTTTATATTACAGTTACCACCGGAATATTGCAAAATCAGTGGAAAGTATTTTACTGGTGATTTCTCATATTCTGTAGACATGTCATATTATAAGAAATATGAGTATTTAATTGATTATTTAGGAGAGCCTTTGTCTTCTATGTATAAAGCATATGGTGGAGATAATGCAAAGAAATGGCAACCGATGCCAGATGAATATGCTTTATGTACAAAATATAGATTAGAGTCATGGGAAACAGTTTGTCCACCTTACAGCGGATTGTTTATAGATTTAATAGGATTATTAAATTTAGCAGATGTTCAGGCTGTTGCAGACGAGCAGCAAATTTATAAAATTATAACTGCTGAAATCCCTAGATTGGATGGTTCTAAGACTCCTGATGACTGGGCAGTAGATGTTAGTACAGCATTAGCATATTATAAGAGATTGGAAGAATCATTGCCTGATTATGTTGGCAGTGTTATTACTCCTATTCCATTGGACGTATTATCGTTTTCAGATGATCAAACAACTGATACAACTAAAATTCAAAAGGCAACTAACGAGGTATTAAATACATCTGGTGGTGCACAAATTTTAAATTCTAGTACTATCTCTGGAGCAGAGGCATTTAGATCAGCAACTCGTGCAGACACAGAATTGGCAATATCTAGTTTGCTAGGACAAATAAATGGTTGGACAAATCGTATGTTATCTTATTTAGTGTCTGCTCCTGCAAAAGTAAAATTCTTTGAAGTGTCTGCATATACCAAAGATGCTTTTAAGGAGTCATTGCAAAAAGATTTGAATTATGGTTTCGTCAGCGTATTGGCAATTAATTCATTGAATGGATTTAGCGAGCTTGACACGTTAGCATTGAATTTCTTAGAAAAAGATGTGTTACAGCTCAATGAAAAGTTTGTTCCATTAAAAACTGCATCAACTCAATCTGGTGAAACTACTGAAAATGGAGCACCAAAGAAATCTGACACAGAGATTAGTGACGAAGGTTCTGAGACAAAAGACAAAGAAAAGAATATTTGATAACATATTGCACAAGGGAGATTGTACTACTCTCTTTTTTTATTGGAATAAAAAGGATGAAAAGGATATGAAAAAAATAAATAGTAACAATCAAGCTATGTTTATTAAGACACAAGATATAAACACTTGTGAAGAATTAAAACGTGCTGGATTTGATTTAATTGATTATACAGATAATACATGGACATTCATGAACAAACCGGACTGTACTTTAGTATTTGAAGATAACAAAATAGTGTATAGTAACAAGTTGTGTATCTAAATGTAAAAATTATGAGGTGAAATATGTTTAGTATAACCAAAGCGGGAAACGACATAACCACCAGAAAAATTCGGGAATTTATAGCCGATGAAATTACTGATTTAGATAAATTGCCACGGAAAAATTTTCGAGGAACACAAAATACAAATGAGAGTTATTTAAATGACCCAGTTTCTGCAGGATCAACCTGTTTTATTCTTTCTACATCTGAAACATACATGTTGGGAAATGATGATATGTGGTATTTAGTTAAAACAACAGGAGGTTCTAGCGGAATGAATGGAAAGAATTGCACTATACAAAGCATTGTAGAAACTGAAGAAGGTAATTTGGTTACTTTTGAATGGACGAATAATGATGGTACGGTTGAGACTGCCACAATGATTGTTGAAGACGGTGTTGATGGCAAAGATGGTTCTACGGGAAATCCTGGCACAGCAGCCGGTTTTGGTACACCAACTGTAACAATTGATTCCAATGTTGGAACTCCTAGTGTTACTATTACCTCGTCTGGAAGTAATACTTCGAAAGTATTTAATTTTGCATTTAAGAATTTGAAGGGCGAACCTGGACAGACTGGTGCTAAGGGCGATACTGGACCGCAAGGTATTCAAGGTGTAAAGGGTGATGCTTTTACATATACAGATTTTACAGAGGCGCAATTGTTAGCTCTTAAAGGCGAAAAAGGTGACCAAGGCATACAAGGTGTCAAAGGAGACACTGGTGCGAAAGGTGATAAAGGTGATACCGGAGAAACCGGTTCAGCTGGAAAAGATGGGGTCAACGGAACCAATGGAAAAAATGGTGTTGATGGTAAGTCCATTACTGCTATTGAATTTGTAAAAGATTCGACCGGTGCAATTATAAGTGGAACTGCTACATTAAGTGATGATAGCACGTTACCAATTACTATTACAATTGCAAGTACATAACACGTTAAATGATATAAACTCTCCTCTTCTATCGAGGGGAGTTTTATTATATACAAATTTGTTTTGAATCATGGGGGAAAGGAGGAAAAACGGATAAATGGTAAAACGTAAACTTATGACGATTGATGATTTGGTTAAATTTTGTAGAGAACAAAACTTTACTAAATTTAGTTCCAAAGAATCTGGATATAAATTGGCCGTACAAGTGCCTACTACATTTGAAATTGATGAAAATGTAGATGATGCCCATCGCGGTATGCTCAAATTAAAATTTAGAATATTTCATACTGGTCTTAATAGGAATGGAAGTTTTGTTTCTGAAATTGCTGCTAAAGATGCAATGCCCACAATAAAGAATCGACCAATCCTAGCTGCAATTCATCAATTGGATAATGGCGAGTGGGATTTTGAATCTCATAATTTTGAAATAGTAAAAAATGAAGAAACTGGCGAAGAGGAAATCGTTTATATTGAAAAGCAAGTTGGCTCATTTGATGAATCTGAACCTTTCTTTGAATATGATGAAAAATTAGATAAAACATATGTATGTGGATATGGATATATTTCAGAGGACTATACAAAAGCAGCTGATATTATTCGACGCAAGAATGGAACAAAGAATTCTTGTGAGTTAAGTATCGAAGAACTTTCATTTAATGCAAAAGAATCCTATCTTTCTTTAGACAAGTTCTATGTTGCAGCTTCAACTTTGTTGGGTTCCAAAAAAGATGGCACAGAAATAGGTGAAGGAATGCTTGGTAGCCGTGCAGATATAGCTGATTTTAGCGAACAAAATAATAGCATGTTATCTAGAGATGACAAACTTGTTGAAGTATTGGAAAAGTTAAATACTACTCTTTCCAATTTTCATATAGATAATAACCAAGGAAAGGAGGAAACTGAAGTGGACAAAGAAATTTTCGAACAAGTTACAGAGGAAGTTACTGAGACAACAGAAGAAGTTGTTGAAACTACCGAAGAAGTTTTTGAGGAAGTTGCAGAAGTTGTAGAATCTACAGAAGAAGTTGTAGAAGAAACAACAGAAGAATCCACAGAGGAAGTTATTGTGACCGAAGAAGAATCTGAGGAAACTACAGAAGAGACTCCTGAAGTGGTTGTTGAAGAAGAAGTTGTAGAGTCTGAAAGCGAACAGTTTGCAGAGAAAATGATTAAATCATATGAAATTTCTCACGATGACATTCGTTGGGCACTTTATAATTTATTGTCTGTTTATGAAGATGCTGATAATGAGTGGTATTACATTTGTGCAGTATATGACACTTATTTTGTATATGAAAACTGGAATGGTGATAAAATTTACGGCCAGACATATACAAAAGATGGTGACAATGTAGCATTCGATGGCGATAGATACAATTTACATAGAGAACTTTTAACAGATTCTGAGTATGCTGAATTATGTTCTATGAGATCCAACTATGAAGCGTTAGTACAGTTTAAAGAAGATACTGAAAATGCTCAACTTCATGCACAGAGAGAAGCTATTCTTTATGATGCAAAATATTCTGTTCTTGCAGAAAAAGATGAGAACAATGAATACAAAAATGTTTCATTCGTAAAATTAGTATCCGAAATGGACAACTACTCTCTCACTGATTTAGAGAAAGAGTTAAAATCTGTATTCGCAGATTATATCACCAATGGTGGGCAGTTTGCTCATGTAGATGAAATTAAGCCTACCGTTAGTAAAAAGACTTTTGCTACTTCTACTAGCAAGAAAACAAGTAGATACGGCAATTTATTCAACAAATAGGAACAAATGTTATCGGAAGAACATCATGCCAGATGTTCTTTTTTAATGTAAAAAATGAAAATGGAGGAAAAAATAATGGCTATTAGATTTAATATTGAAAAGCATCATGTTTGTTTCCCTACAAAAGTTCTTTCTGGACAGGTAGGTAGAACATTAAACATGGTAATCAAAGAAGATACTGACAATGGTACTGTTGTAGGTAAAGGCGCATATGTAAGCTTTGATCAGTACGAGACAGCAGAAGTTCCCGCAACATTTGAGGGCGAAATTCTGGAACAGGCTGCTAACGGCAATTGGTATGTAGAGGTTAAGAAGGTTGACGTTAATGAGCCTGCAATTCTGATTTATGAAGTTCCCGTAATTGCTGAACAGAATTATGATTCTAGATTTAAGGCAATTTCTAACTTCTTCAATGAGGCTAGTGCTACAAGAACAAGAACTGTTAGAGGTTATGTTCTGAATGTAACTGATGTTTATGAATTAAGCGAAGACGCTTTTGAAGGCACACCTGAAGCTGGTAAGAAAGTTACCATTTCTGGTCAGATGCACGTAGTTGCGTAATATTAAAGAAGGAGGAAAGTTATAATGGGAAAGATGCATTTTAGTAATAGAGTAATGGATGTATTCTCTGCTATGGGAACATCTTATGATGAAGTTAAGAATCTCATGTTCGACCTTTATAAGGGTGAACTGAGCGATGGCATTACAAAGGCTGAAGCTGAAAACAAAATTAGAGAAGTATCCTTAAAGATTTTTGGTTTAACCAAAGATTCTTCTAAGAGAGATCGTAAAAGAGCATATGAGGAGCACGGTCGTCAGTTCTTTGATGTAATCGAGGAGATTACTGATTGGACAGTATCTACTGGTCTGAAGGAAAATGAGTGGTTTAACGTACTTGTAAATTATAGAAATCTGGCTGATGGTGATGAGAATCTGTTCTACAATGAGCATGAAGAAGTTATCCTTTCTGTAGCTAGAATGGGTAAGAGACATCATGATACCATGCTGCAGAGATTGCCTGAGGGTTCAACCTATTCTGTTGAGACCGATCTGTATGGTGCTGCTGTAGGTGCTGACATCGACAGATATCTGCTTGGTCACGAGGATTGGACAAAGCTGATCGATGCAATTACCAAGGCGTTTATTGTTAAGGTACAGGATCTGATTTTTGCAGAAATTCTTGCTGCTCCTGCAAAGCTGCCCGTTCAGACTGGTTTCGTTGAGGCAGGTGCTCTGGCAGAAGTAACCAGAAAGAAATTCAATAAGGTTCTTCAGAACGTATCTGTAGCAAATGATAATGCAGATGTTATTATCATGGGTACCATGGTAGGTCTTCAGGAACTTGAAAATCTGGTTAAGGTAGATTGGATTGCAGCTTCTCAGAAGGAATCTGTGGCATCTATGGGTAGACTTGGTAACTACGGTCGTTATCAGCTTGTTGAAATCCCTCAGAGATTTGCAAAGAATGACGTTACCAAGGATATGTACGATGATAACGTTCTTTGGATTTTTGCTGCTGGAGATGACAAGCTTGTTGACATGATCGACGTTGGTGAAACTCTGATTGATGAAATTACCGAGCGTGGCGAAGCTAATGGTCGTATTGATGACATCATGAAGTATGAAGTTCAGAGAGAACTTGGTGTAGCTACTCGTATCGGACGTTACTTCGGCATGTGGACTATTACTGCGTAATTTATAGAAACAAATATATAAACATAACAAGGAGAGCATGAATGTGCTCTCCTGTTATTTATTGAGCAAAAGGAGAATTGTATGGCAACAACTACTACAAAAAAGACTACAACTGCACCTAAAAAGGTAGAAGTAGCAACTGAAGAAATTGTTGAAAAAGATATTGTAATGGAAGAAAAAGTTACTCCAGTAAAAGAAAAGAAGGTATTTACAGATTCTGATTATATTTTGTGTCGGTCTGTATGGTCTGGTGGTTTAAATGTAATTTCTCAGTCTGGTAATTTATACGAATTTGCAGATTATGGTTCAGAGTGTGAAATCAATCATAGAGATTTAATCACAATGATTAGACGAGGCTCAGAACATGTTTTTATGCCTAGATTTGTAATTCTTGATGAAGACTTTTTACAGGATTTCCCGACAGTTCAGAGAGTATATGGAACGATGTATACCATGAATGATTTAAATGAAATTCTTGAATTGCCTGTATCTAGAATGAAGACCGAGATTATGAAACTGCCGAAATCTACTAAAGATAGTATGCGTAACTTGATTGCAACACAGATTGCAAATGGAAAGATTGATAGTATTTCTAAAGTTAGAGCACTTACAGAACTTTTTGATTCTGATTTTAATCTTCTTAGTGATTTATTTGTTAAGTAGTTCGGAGGTGTATTATGACCTACGAAGAAATATATTCTCAGTTTTATACTAAAATTGCAGACCCTACTTTTTTTAATAAATACACACAAGATGAAGCTTATGAATTGATGAGGGATTGGTTACATAGTATTGTTGGAATTCCCTATGTTCGTAAATGTTTCTCTTCTATTGCACTTGATGATGAAATATTAGAACTGACTTATAGTTTAGTAAATTCGATTGATGAAAATTCTGATGATTATTTTGTAAAAGATGTCTTTTCTCAGGGTCTTGTGATTTGTTGGATGCAACAGCAAGTTGACAAAATTGTAAATCTTGCTACCGTTATTGGAGGCAAAGACGAGAAAACACTTCTTAATAATTATAAAAATAATATGGCTAGATTAGAAGAATTAAAAACTCAATTTAGAAAAACAATTCGTGATCATGGCTATATTTATAATGACTATGTAGGTGAATAATTATGAAGCATCTATATGGAGAATTTTCAGAAAATCAAATTGCACAAACTGCACAATCATTAAGGCGTTCTATTTTTTTCTTATTATTATGCGTCGATCCAAAGACATCCTGGGAATATCCGGATGTTAATGTAAACAAATGTTTTAATGGTTTGTTATATAGGATTGGCGGTTTAAATAAGCTCTTACTTGAAAGAATAGAGGTTGTTACAACTATGAGTCTTCTGCAAGCTGCATTAACGGAATTCAATAAACCTAATTTTGATTTTGGAGTTTATAGAAAGTTAATTCTTGATGCGGGAGCAGAAATTGAAAAACTTCGAGAGGAGGAATAATTATGCCTACTTTTGAAGCTATGAAAAGAAAATACTCTCCTACTACAGTTGGAGAGCAAATAAAAGATATGGCTAATATGGTTATGGATGAGACTTTTTCAAATACAACAACCTATCGTAATGGTATGATTTATGATTGTAATATGAACGAAATTAAAAATATGGAGTTCAGATTTATCAAAACAAAAACGTATACCATTGAAAAGGATCAGGTTGAGTATTGGGTACAGTTTAGACCAGGTGTGAATCCAGAAATAGAATTTGACACTTCTAAGGATCAAAAACATAGACTTGGATATTACATTGACATATTAGATGATAATACAAAACTTTATGAGAAATGGCTTATTATTGGAAAAGACGTAAGCGAATTTGACAGATATAATGTTTTGAAATGTAATTGGTTGTTTGAGTGGCTTGATGAGAATCGAGTTTATAGAAAATGTTTAGGATGTGTAAGAGATCGTAATTCTTACAACAGTGGCGTATGGTCAGATGGATTCACTACTAGTGTAGAAAATCAGACTGCATTTATTGTTCCTACGAATGATATAACAATGGCTATTGATTATGGCCAGAGGTTTATGATTACTGACAACACTATACATCCAAAAACATATGAAGTAACAAAAATGATGGACACCTTCCCGTTAGGTGTTACAAAAGTTATACTTAAACAATGTCATTACAATGAACATATTGATTTATGTGGTCCGGATGAAAATTTCTTTGGAGATGAAAATATTCATATGATTTGTAATTATTTTCAGTCTAGTATTAGACCTTCTCCAAATAAACTTATCTCTCCTATTTCATGGACTTTATCAGAAGTTAATGACAAACTTTATGTTCATGGACAGCCTCAAGTTATAAATGCTATTCCAAACGAGTATATAGAAACTGCAGAGCATTGTGAGTGGCACCTTTTTATTGATAATGAGGACTACACTAATAAGCTTGAGGAATTGGTTAATTACTTGGATCTTTCTCTTGATCAAGAAAACAACACTCTTACTATTGCTGCAATTAATAAGGATTTGGCAAATTATATTATCTCAATTAAGATATATGATGAAGCTAGGTCTTATTTTGATTTTGTTGAAATGGAGGTATGTATTTAATGGCAATTATAGCAAAACAAAAAGAGCCTAAATTGTCTCAAAACATGCAGGACGTTATCAACAAGAGTCACAGAGATGGTAATGGTGATTGTTACGATGACAATGAAAGATATAAGTATAAAATCATGAAAATGTTAACTGAGAATCAGGATGTTTTATGGGCTTTACATAATGCTGAATTGGAAGAAAAATTCGCATTCAAAGATGACGAAGGTAATACAAAGTTAAATGGAGACGCTTACAGAAATGTAAGTGTTTTTAATTTTCTGAAGATTCCAGATATTCAAAGTAGGGTTAGAAACTATATTTGTTTTGAAGTTAATGACATTGAGCAACCACGCTATAATGATGCTTTAATTATAAAAAACATTATTTTTAGAACTGTTTCTCATGATGATGATTATAAAACTGATTGGGGAATGTCAAGACAAGATTTGCTTGCATTGATTATTCAATCAGAATTTGACTGGACTAATGCTTTTGGAATGCATATTGAAAAGATATCTGACAAAGGCAGAATTGCAGAAAATGGTTATTATTACAGAGAATTCGTTTATGAAACAACTGTAGCAAATAACTTAGTAAATAAAATAAAAAATGGTGGAATGAGGGAAGATTATGGAGCATTTAGAAAATAATGTGAAAATAGAAAATCCCAATCAAATCCACAAAGAAAAATATGAATTCGATAGATTAAAAATGTATTTTGGCGAACCATATACTGTTAAATGTGACATAGGAGAAATTCGAATTTTACAGCCAACCATTGGAGATATTTTAATGTTTGGAGAAAAGGAATTTTATTCTATGCTTAATATTTTCGTAGCAAATCCTACATCATATAGATTGCAGTTATGGGATATGGGTGTTGATTGGAACAAAATTTCTGATTATGAACTTTTTTGTATGCTCATTAGAGGTTTGAATAAACAGTCTACTGTTCTTCTGTTTGGAGATTTAGATTTTCAAACTTTTGGTTTATACAATAAAAAAATAGGAGAATCAGAATCAATAACATTATATAGCCAAGAATACGATATTGAATTATCAGAAGACACATACAAATGTATTGCAGAATATTTGCGTATGATGTTTAACATATATCCCAAAGTTGAAAAGGCTAAGGGAAAAGCTACTAAAGAAGCCATAATTGATGAAGATCGCATGAATCTAGAAATAGAAATGAGAAAAAATAAAAAAGGATCTAAATCAATGTTATTGCCTTTGGTGTCATCATGTATCAATCATCCGGGATTTAAATACAAATTGAATGAACTTAGAGAAATGGGTGTTGTTCAATTTATGGATAGTGTTCAGAGATTGCAAGTATATGAAAGTACTGTTGCTCTGAATTCTGGAATGTATTCTGGGATGTGTGATTTATCTAAAGTAGACAAGAAATTGTTTAACTTTATGAGAGATATAGATGAAAGTTAAAAAGTTAATAAACACATTAATCAAGAAGAGTGAAAAACCACTCTTCTATTTTTATGTAATTTGAAAGGAGAATAAACAAATGGCATTTAAATTAGATGACATTATTATTGACAGAATTCAGTACGGTGTTGCTGAAACTTTTGATGGCGAACTGCTTTACACACTGACTCAGTTATCTGAGGGAACTATTGATATTACTGCTGAATCTAAGGATGCAGTAGACGCTACCGGTACTCTGATTAAGAGATTTTATCAGGGTAAGTCTGGTGAATTTACCGCACAGAACGCAATGCTTAACCTGAACATTCTGGGTGCTGCTTCTGGCGAAGGTAAGCTGACTGCAAGCGAGAGCGCAGCTATTGCTATGCCTAAGATCATCACTGTAAAGGCTGGTGAAACCGTAACTCTGGCTAACTTTGTAGAAGGTTCTGTAACTGTTAATGCACTTGGTACAAACGGCGCAATGGGCAAGTCTTATGTTAAGGCTGCGCAGGCTTCTGCAACTGAGTTCGGTCTTACCACTGCAGGTATCCTTACTCCTCCTACCGACGACGAAGAGGGTCAGTTCATTGTTAAGTATACTAGAAACGTAACTTCTGGAGTTGCAATTAAGAATAAGGCTGATAAGTTCCCCGGAACTGTTAAGCTGACTCTGAAAGCTCTGGCTGTAGATCCTTGTTCTGCTGATACTCTGAGAGCAGTATATATTGTACTTCCTTCTTTCCAGGTATCTCCCGAAGTATCTATTAGTCTTCAGACTGATTCTACTCTGGAGTACAAGGGAACTTTGCAGGTAGACTATTGTTCTGCTGATAAGAGCTTGTACGAAATCTACTTCGCTGAAGAAGACGAAGAGTAATTTTAATACGAAGATAAACAGGACTGATAGGTGTCAAAGCCTATCAGTCTTTTACGAGTCATATTATATGACTCATTTATTATAAAAGGAGAATGTAGTATGGCAAAGAAAAATAACAGAAAATGCATTTGCTGTTCTGAAGAATATAGATATTGCAACAGCTGTGCAGAGGACAGAATGAAACCAGTTTGGTATACTTTGTACCACAATGAAAATTGTAAAAATGTTTTCAACACTGCTTCAGACTATTTAGCAAATGCAATTACTAAAGAAGAAGCGAAAGAAAAATTCGATAAATGCGACTTGTCTTATAAAGATAAAATGCATCACAAAATTGTAGAAGCAATTAATGATGTATACGGCATTGTGAATCCAGCTGTTAAAGAAGTGGTTGAAGCACCTATTGTCGAAGAGAAGGCTGTCGAAGTAGAAGAAAAAGAAGTTAAGAAATTTAACAAAAAGAAAGTAGTATTTGAATAGTGATTGATTTTATAGGGGGTATAACCGGATATAACACTATTCGAGTTATACCCCTTTTTTTTATTTTAAGGAGAACAAGGATATGAGAGATGAAATTGAAACACATTTACATCCGAGAAATTATACACGTAACGAAGTATATCGGATAATAAATCCAAAACAAATTCGTTTGTATATTAAGAATAATGTATATCCAATTGATATGTATGCCAGTTATGATGACAAAGGCAATGATGTTACGGTTTATGTATTTTTAAGAGAAGAAACTAAGGAATTGTATCAAGCTTGGTTGGCACATGAATTGGAGTAAAATATGAAAAAATACTTAGAGAAGAAAATTAGAAAATATGTGATTGCTACGCTGGATAATCCAACTTTGTACTTGAAGAAGACACCTGGGAAAGTAGATTATTGTTTTGTAGAAGATATTGAAATTGCTACAAAGGCATTGTCTTTGAAGGTAATGAAACAAAACCTTCAATATTTTTATTTGGATACAGGATTAGACACGGAACTAGTGGTTGTTCCGGTAGATATTACATATGAGATTATAGATGAAGAGCAGAACTAACTGCTCTATTTTTATGGACAAATATGAGTAAAAGGGAAATTGAATATGGAGCAAAAGGAAAATAGTTCTCGCTCTCCTATCATCTACACTAGAGAGAACATAAAGTCATTAAAAGAATTATCAGTTTTAGAGGATGGTCAAATTTATGTATATGTAATGTTAAATTCTGCAGGAAATGTAAAAATTGGCAAAACAACAAATATACAGCAAAGATTGATATCTTTGTCAGGTAGTAATGGTGGAGGATCTAAAATTACTGCTTTATACTGCTCTCCTGCTACATGGATTCAGAGTATAGAAGATACATGTCATAACCATTATCATTTTGCACGAATACAAGGCACTGAATGGTTTGATGGTGGAAAAATTTCTTTCAAAGACGTAGTTAGGTATGTAGATGGATTATTTCATACAAAAGGGTATGAAATATGTAATGAGCTGAGAAGAGAATTGGCTATTAAAGGTAAAAAATATGACAACAAAGGAAATTGAACATATAGCCTATAAGCATTTGTGGAAGAAAGCCACATATCTTGTATTCGAGTGTGCTGCACCTAAGACAAAAAAGAGACAAACTCGTCACAGAGAACGTGTTGATCTTCTATGCTTTGAATTACCTGGAACGTGGAAGTGCTTCGAGATAAAGAACAGTGTGACGGATTTCTATAGTTCGGCAAAGCTTTCATTTTGGGGCGACTACAATTCTTATATTTTAAATGCAGAAATCTACGACAAAGTAAAGGATGATATTCCAAAAGAAATAGGTGTTTGGCTGGTATATAAAGATAAAAGTATGGCGTGTGTCAGAAGACCTAAGAAGCAGGAACGAAAGTATACTCATGAGCAGCTATTATTTGCTATGACCCAGGCTTTATCTAGGGAATATAAGAAGTATAGAAAGATATTGGAGAAAAAGGATAAATGAATAAAGTGTTAAAGTTGACCTCTCCTATTCCTCCGTCGCAAAATCATTATACGGGGATCCGCATTATTAAAAGCGGTGGTAAGAATATTCCTATGGTTTACAAAACTAAAGAAGCGAAGGAATATGAAGAAGTATTTGAGAAAATTGTACGAGATTCAGTAAAAAATCAAGCTTATAAAACAAACCTAGACAGTGAACAGCATTTTTATGTAGATGCTGTTTTTTATTTTGATCGAAAACACAAAGATAGTTCAAACTCGGATAAGGTACTATTGGATGTTATTACAAGAACACAATTGGTATGGAAGGATGATAGTATTGCTCTCTTTCGACCACAAAGGATTTTTTATGATGCAAGTAATCCTAGAATAGAACTTTTTGTATATCCCGTTGATTACGTTGGCATCTTTGATAATCAAGACCAGTTAAATCAATTCGAAAAAAAATGCAAAACATGCAAACGTTACTCTCGTAACTGCTCTATCCTTAGCAAAGCAAAAGAAGGACGTATCCAAGAAGAGATACAAGATTTGACATGTAGTAAATATAAGGAGTGATTCTAATATATTCATGGGAAATTGATCAATATTTGCGGACAAGGAAATGGCTTTTAAATAGAGAAGAATACATATATGTTTCAAATGTTAATGCCAGTCCACAGATTCAAAAGATAAAATACAATCCATATGATACAAGTTTTTATATGGAAACAAATGATGGATATAACTGGATATTTAGAATAAAGGAGTAAAAGGATGAAAATAAAAGTTGATAATTGCTATGATTGTGGCAAGCCATGTATGCTCTTCTGTCCGGTTCGGGACGACTCATATGAATGGCATTGTGACGAATGTGATAGCGAGACACAATTGTATGAATTTGAAGGCAGAGAGTTGTGTGCGGAATGTATACTTCAATCTCTTGACAAAGTTAATTAGGAATAAAAGGAGAAAAATATGAGTGACAATAAAATTAGTGTAAGTAACTATTTGGAAAATGTGGAATTATTAGAAATAGATTATACTCCTTATGATGTAAAGGTTGATATAGTAGATGTAATTTTATCTCAGGTAATTATAGATGATGAAATGGAAAAAATCGATTCTGCATTATTGAAAAGAATAAGTACTCAGATTTTTATTGAATCCATCACAAATATAGATATGTCTATTAAGTCAGATAATGGTTTAGATGGATATGATGAATTATGTTTGTTAAATGAATTAGATGATTTGCTAAATCTTATTTTTGATGAATACAGTAGATTTGAAAATATTCTCGAATTAAAAGTGGCTGATTTTTATAGGTATAAAAATAGCACAAGTTCTACTCTTCTATCTTTAAAAAATAAATTATCAAAGTTTGTAAAAGAAAAATCAGACGAGATAAATAATTTAATTGAGAATATAGATACACAGGCTTTGTCGAATAAGTTAAAAGTATTGATTGATGAGAATATCAAAAAATATAGAGGAAAATAATTATGGAATGTATTCAATTGGTATCTGTATATAATCAAAAAACAAAGAACAAGCCGGATTTATCAGACGAAGAAAGAATAAAAATAATTAAAGATTTAATACATCCTAAAAAATACATGTCTTTTAAAAGAAAACAAGAAATAATTTTGGGAGTGTTGCAAAGTGTTGTAAATATTTCAGATAATAAAATTTTTTATAATAGCTGTAATAAGTATATTTCTTTTATTAATACTATTCTTTCTGTATATACTGATTTAGATATTGATGAAACAAGTTATGATATTTTATGTTCTAATAATATATTGAATTATACAATAGGTTCATTAGGTTCCGAATATGATATTTGTTTGGGAATTATGGAAATGTATATGGATGATTTAGAACATAACCGTATTGAATTATAAAGGTTGTGATATTGTGGACAAATCATATAGAAAGCAATTAAATGATATAAGAACAGAAATAGGAAACATTGGCACATCTTTTGCAAAAGGATTGGCCGAACAAGCTCATGAAGATTTGAAAACGGCACATCGACAAATAATAGACAATTTTTATGCTGCTCATGACCCAAATTCATACAACAGAAAAGAAGGATTGTATGACAGTATTATACCTCAAGGAGTAAATCATAGTTCCAACAAAAAACTTACTTATCAAGCAAGTATTGTTGTAGGTAGTTTTAGAATGGACGATCATTACAGGGGCGATGTTACTCCGGATAATATATTCGATTTAATGTGGAATAAAGGCGTTCGTGGATTGCCAAAAATTGGTATGGATACATTGGATCATAATTATACATGGTTGGGAACTTTTTATGATTATGGAGACAACCCTAGACGCTGGGAAAATCCATATTGGAGTGGTCAAGAAAATCCCTATCATAATATTTTCTTAACAAAAATAACAATGGGCGAATATACGACAAAGAAAGCAAGTGTGCCGAACATAGCAATGATTGATTTTGTTAATCATTGGAAACAAGCCAACGGAAAGAAAGCTTGTGATAAGTTATACAAAGAAATAAAGAACAAATATAGTTAAGAGGCATAGTAATATGTCTCTTTTTGAATTAAGGAGGCATATTATTATGGCGAATTATGATGTGATTAAAACATATGGAATAGAAATTACTGCTGTAACAGATAAGGCAACTGATCAGATTAATCAGTTGGAAAAAGAATTAGACGAATTATCTAAGAAAAAGGGGTTGTCTGCTGGATTACAGTCTCAAATAGATAAAATTGGAGAATCATTAAACGGTTTAAAAGGAGAAATTGTTTCAAGCACCAAATCAATTAATGATAATCTTTCAAAAATTAATACTGATAAAATGTCTCAAGAATTTAAAGACATGCAAAATTCCATTGCGTCTTCTGTTAATGAATTACAAGAAGAAATGAAAAATTTAAAAAATTCTATGGATTTTTTAAAGACTGGTGATTTTAGTGGTTTTACATCAGGTATTGGTAAGTCGTTTGATACTTTATCAGATAACATTTCTGATATTGTTGGTAAATTTTCTGAGTTATCAAATTTTATTAACGACATTAGAGTTGGAGCTATCGACACATCTGGTCTTCAAAAAAGTGAAAAAGGCGTTAAAACTGCTACTTCTCATATAACAAATGATTTAACAAAAACAAAGACAAAAGTCGAAGAATTATTAAGACAGATGCGTGACGCTATGGATGATTTTACTTTAGACGATCTTATGTCTGATGGTAAAAATAGCGGTTTAGGAACTGAAGAAGCTAGAACCTTAAGTGAGAACATTGATATTATCTTGCAATTAATTGATGAGTTAAAGAAGGCACAAGTTGACGTCAATGATATTTTCAATAAAGACGGAATTAAATTAAGCGAAAAAGCATTAAAAGGTTATAGAACAGAATTAAATAAAATAGTTAAAGAAAGAACTGCTGATGCTGCAAAAGAAAGAAAAAAATCTACAAATCCTACAGAGGTTCGTTTTAGATATGTTATTGAAGATCCTAATAGTTCTACCATTGATAGCATTGTTGAAAAGGTAAAAACTGATGTTATAGAAAAAGTTCAGAAACGCATAGATGGTTCTCCTATTCGAATTCCTATAGGATATACTTATGATAAAGCTGGTATTACTAGCGCTAAAGAGTTAGATAAAATTGAGAACCAAAATGTTGATAAAACAATTTTTGAACATATCAAACTTGATGTTAAAGCAGATACAAGTAATTTGGTTGATTATGTAAAAGATCAAGTTGATGAAATTAACAAGCAATTAAAAGATACCAAAAGGCAAATTGAAGTTGAAGTTGTAGGTAAGGTTAATAACGATACAGTAGATGAATCTCTTAACGATTTACAAGAAGAAATATTGCACAGACAATATAATGGTTCTGGTTTCACAACAATTAGTGGTGCAAATATTAATATTGGTGGAGACAATATAGCAACAGAAACAACCTTGTCAAACATCAGAGATATTTTATTAGATTGGAATCATGCTAAGTCTAGTTCTTCTTTGTCAGTTGAAACGTTATCTAAAGAGGATGAAAACGCTTTATTTGATTATGAAAATGCTTTAAAAATAAGAAAAAGAAGTTCTGTTTTATTAAGTCAAACCGAAGGTCAATTGGACGTTGTTGAATATGCCAGGGCTAAAATTGCATTGTTAAGTAAACAAAAATCTGATTTGACATCTATTAATAATAATGTAAAAAAGGGAAATATAGACGCATTACAGGGAACGGATTATTACTCTGCTTATTATGTCAAAGATGATGTAAAATATGCTAAATATGGTAGTAGTGGCGAAACTTTAGATAAATGGCAAGAAAAATTGAATTCAGAATTTGAAGAAACACATAAAAAAATTGTAGATGCAACTGCAAGTTTAAATGATGAATTTGATGGTTATTTGCGTGGTGAAAAAGATTGGAAAGAACTTCTTATTGAAGATTTAAAAAAACAATGGGCAAAAGATACAACTGATTCTGCATTAGAAAAAGCCAAATTAGAAAGAGCTGATTCTGTTAAATTGTTAATGGATAGACATAATTCTAATTTAAAACCTGGTCAAGAAAGGATGACTTCTGACCAAGCTGTACTGCAGTTGATTAATAGTGAATATTCTGAGAGAATCAAGGAAATACAAGATTCAAATGAATTAACAGAAAAATATGAATCTCAAATTACTTCTATTAAACGTAAAGCATTAAATCAAATAATTAAAGATTTAACAAAAGGTTATCATGATGCTATTTTATTAACTCAGAATATGATAAAAGCACAAGAACGAAATATTGCTTTAAACAGTGATGGGTCGGAGCAAAATTCTTCTCTACGTATTGGAACAAAAGCAAATCGTCAAGGGCAAGCGAATAATCCTGATGAAGCGATAAATGCATTAAATTCAGAATTGGATCAAATTGATCAAGAAGCAATTTCAAAGCATAAAGCACAACAAGAAATTACTAACGACTTGAAATTGCAAAAAAATATAATGTCAGAAATAGTTGACTTAATCGAAAAACAAAAAACAGCATCTTTATCAGACAAAGAAGTAATAAATGAACGATTGAATGCTTTAATACAAAATTTGACTTTGACAAAACAAGAGTTGCAAGCTCAAGAAAATATTGAAGATGTGATAAAATCTATTACTGATTTAGAAGAAAAAAGAAGCACTGCTATTAAAAATCTAGAATCTGCTAAAACAAAATTAGAAGAAGATAAAAAATCCGGAGCTTCAACAAAAGTTTTAAACCAAAGCAAGAATGAAATTATTAAACAGAATGGAATAATTGCTCAATTAGATTTAGAAATTGATAACTATACAAATCAATTAGATGAAACTATTAGAAATTCTTTTTCTGAAAATGTCGATAACTTGGAAACTTTTATTAAAACTAAGTTATCTTCTATTGATAAATTAATTTTAAATTCTACAAACAAAGAAAATGCAATAATTGGTCAGGCTAAACGTGCAAAATATGATATTGCGTCTCAATATACATTGCGTGATCATTCAAAGTCGGGATATATTTCTAGAGATAATAAGATTTCTGCAATATCGGAAGAGCAATCACGTTTATCAAAAATGGTTAGATATAATAGAGATGGCTCATATGATACATCTGCTATGACAAAGCTTGAAGAAAAAAGATATTTTAATAATATAAAAATATTAAAAGATTTAAAATTACAACAAGTAGTGTATGAAGCTATATATGGTAAACGTGCAGAAATTTTAGGCATAGAAGAAAAGGAAACAGAAACAATTAAAGAGACTTCTATTGCATTAAAAAACCTTCCATTATCTAAAAAAGGTGCTGATGCTTATCTTAATACACCAACCATTTTTACATCAGATGGAACAGGTGAAAAATTAAAAGGTTCTATTTTTGAAAATTCTAATTCTAGAATACCGGAAAATTTAAAAGGATTATCTCTTGAATCAGCAGAGCAAATTAAAAATAATCTCTCTTTAGTAATTTCTGAATTAACAGATTATGTCGGAAAAGAAATATTAAAAGATAGTGAAAAAGTTGAAGCCAAAATGCGTGATGCTGCGCGAAAAATGGTTCAAAAAGACATTGATATTTTACAGCGAGAGTTAACTGATAATAACGAATATATTAAACAGTTAAAACAAAACGGTGCAGATAGCGGTGTCATTAAAAGTGCTCAAAAACGTTCCAATGAATTATCTGCTACTATTAATCAGTTAAAATATTCAGAAGTTGATAATACGGCTTTAAAAGAGGAAATTCAAAATCTTGAAAGAATAAAAAAGCTTCAAGAAGAAATTTCTAATAGTGGCGATCAAAATAAAATTATGGATTTAGCAGAACAACGTGCTAAGTCGGAAGAACGCATAGCTTATTTGCAAGAAAATTTCGATAAAGCCTCTTCTGTTAGAGAATCAAGGATTCAATTATATGTTGATTTACAAAAAAAGGAATTTGAACTTGTCAAGTCTATTTTAGAGAAAAAAGAAAGAGAACTCAATATTGTTAATGAATTAGTATCATTAAAACAAAAAGAAAGAGAAGAATCCGAAAAGATTAGACAAGAAGAAGAAATTGCTTTAGCAGAAAAAGAAAAAAGGGAATCTCTTACTGAAGAAGAGCAAAAATCGAATATCAATAAAAAATATAATTCTCAAATTGCAGAACAAGAAGAAGTTATTCAAAAAGAAAAAGAAGCAATAAGTCCGTTAAAGCAAAAATCAGAGGAATTAGAATATCAATTAAAATTAATCAAAGAACAGGCCGCCTTACATTATAAGGATCTTATTATAAGAGAAAAGACATTAAATAGTCTTATATCTAATCCTAAAACAAGTATAGATAAAAAAGAAGACTATAAAAAAGAGCTAGAAAAAATACCCCAACTTAAGGAAGTCGCTGCGAAGCAAACTCTTCCCTCTAATTGGAATTCATTAGCTAAAAGTACAAGAACAAAATATAAATCAAGATATTTGGCTGATTCTGAAAAATATCAATCTCAATTTATGTCTATTTCTAAAGAATATAATGATGCCAAATATAACTATGGAGATAATGCAGAAGAAACATTAGCTATATATAATGAACTTGTTTCTGTTAGTGAAAAATTATTAGATTCCTCCTTAAAATATATTGCCACCGGTGGAGAAGAGTCTAAAGTTGCAGAAAAGATATTATCTGCTTCTAAGATAAAATACGAGCATGATTCATCAAGTATTAAGACACAAAAAAGCAGAAATGATTTGTTATTACAAGAACATGAAATTGCTTTAAAAACAGCAGAGGCTAACAAGAGTACTTTAGAGGTCAAAAAACAAGAAGAATTAGATGCTATTCAAACTAGAAAAGAAGAAGCTAATCTATTAAAAGAAAAACAACAGTATATTAATGCGTTAGAACAAGAAGCTAAACTTAAGCGTAAAACTGGATTTTATCAAGGTATGAGTGATGAGCAGTACTTAGCGGCTTATAAAGTAGATGCTATGTTAAAACTCATTAATGATGATCAAAAAGTATTGAATTCACTTGCTGACAATACTTCCGATGAGTATATTGAGATAGCTAATAGAATTGAAAAGGCTAAATCTCTCTTAAAAGAATTTAGACATGAAGCATTGCAAATAGATGGTTTGAAATTGTCTGAAGAAACTGGAAGAACATATTATAAAAAAGATACAAAAATAAAAGGTGTGTCTTATAGCGGTTTAGGTTCTACTACGGCTAAAGATATGTCTGAAATAAGAGAAAACGCTAAAGCTGTTACAAATTCTATCCTAGAAGAACACAAAGCTCAAACTAGAGTTACTAGCGAAGTTAAAGAAACTAAGAAAGAATATTCTGAATTAGGACATTTGAGAAAATTTGCTGGCTATTCTGATGAACAAGTTGGATTAGTTGAAGAAATATTTAAAGTTAATCAACAACTTCAATCAAATGCAAAGTTATCTAAAGAAGAAACTGAAGAATTAAAGAAGCAGTTAAAAGTTTTACATGAACAAGCAAAATTAAAAGATATTAAGATAAATAGAAAGGGATATGCAAGATATTTATCTGGAAGAAATGATTTTTTAGACAATCCTTCTAAATATGATACCAATAGTTTAATTCATAGTTATTTACACCCTCAAATTCAAAGCGATAATATTGTTGATAATATTAATTCTAATGGTTCGGAACAATTTGCTTTAGAAAATACTCTTCAGAACATTAAGAAAATTCTTCAATCTGGTTTAAAAGTTAAGGTTGTTGATAAGCTAGATTCTTATGAAACGCCTAGTGATGATGCAAGCAAGATTGGTTATGCTTCGAGAGCCAAAAAAGTTGGGGCAACATCTGAATACGGAAAGAACGAAAAAGGTAGTTTCAATACTAAAGGATATCAAGAAGTTGCAAAAGAATTAGGTTTGTTGCAAAAATCTAAAAATGGCAACCTTTTCGTAAGTAAAAAAGACCGTAATAAAGTTTATTCAGAAATGGATAAGCGTGGTATTGCTAGGTATTTAGAAGAAGATACTAATGCTACTAAGAAAAATATTGAAGCGAAAAAAGAAAGCAAAAAGGTAGTCGATAAAGATACTGATGCAACCAAACAAAATAGTCAAGCTAAAAAATCTAATGCGGAACGTGAACGTGGAAAAGATTTTGGTGACGGTGCAAAGTATATTAATAGTGACATTTCAGTTGCCAGAAAGCAATTAGCCAGAAAAAATCTTGGTGATGATACAAGAAATAAATGGCAATCTATATTTGATTCTGCTACTGCCGAAGCTGAAAAACGTGGATATCAGAAGAATGCACAAGGTTTCTACGAGGATCAAAAAAAGAAACAAGAAGTTGCAAAAAAAACAACGAAAGTCGTTGAACAAGAATCAAAGAAGCAAGAAATAGCTAAAGATGCCAGTGCTGAAGCGATTAAAGGTGCATTAACACAAGCAGAACAACTTCTTACTTTTTATAAGTCAAAAGATACTTTAAACGAAAAAGAATTAGCAGATGTTTCACAGTTAGAGGAATTTATTCGTGTAAACAAGGCGGGTTTGGCAGAAATTGAAACTGAAACCAAAGAATCCTCTTCTACCACTGTTCAATCTGAAGAAAAGAAACAGGAAGCTATTAAAGAAACTCGTAAGGAAATTGATTACGAGAAAGCTAGTGTTGAAGAATTAATTAATGCATATAAGAAATCTGAAAAAGCATTAAAAACTTCTAAAAGGCAAGAAACTATTGATTATCATAATAATGTTCTTACTAACTCTGGTAAATCCTTGCAAGATAAAGGATATTCTCTTGCAGATGGAAAATGGAAACAGACAAATAGTTTAGATAAACTTTTTAAAGATCCAAGCTTAATGTCTGAGCGTGAATTAGGTGTTGCTCTTGGTAGTTATTCTAATGAATGGATAAAGTTATATTTAGATGGAGTTAAAGCTTCCACTCCAGAGATGGAGCAAGCATTTAAAGTAATGGCTGAAATTCCAGAAGAAATTCTTAGAGAAGTTCTTGAAATTAATTCACCATCTAAAGTAATGGAAAAGCTTGGTTATTGGACAAATGCAGGTTTTGCAAAAGGTATAAGAGATAATTCTGATGACATTAAAAACGCTTTAATTCAAGCATTTACTGATGCAAAAATCACTCAAGGTGAACTAGAAAAATGGTTAGGATTAGATGATACAAAATCTTTAATTGGCAAACAAGGTAATAATACCATTTATAAAGCAATTAAAGATATTGTTTCAAATAATTCATTGTCAAATTCTTATAAATCCGATAACATTATTGGTCTTTCTAAAGCAAAAGAAATGGTAAAATCATCTGGATTAAAAGTTAATGATGATGATTTAAAATCTTTAGGTAAAAAGGTTGGACGTCAATGGCAAATAGCTGAAGATGCCGTCAATGAATATATTATTAAGAAAAAAGAAGCTTTATCAAAAGAAAAAGAAGCACAAAATGAAGCAATTAAATATCTTGATAGGCAAAGTGATAAATACAAAGCAGTCATTGACTTAGCAGAAAAACTTGGACTTGTTCTTGGTAACAACGTCAATATTACTGAAAAGGTCAAGGATGGTATACCGTCTTATAGTTTAAAAGGAGAACTTGCCAGTGCAAATATTAGTCTTGGTGAAGACGGTTCTTGGAAAGTTTCTAGCGTTAAAGAAATTAATGATGGTTATTCCAAATTAAAAAAGACTTTAAGTGAGATTTCTAAGCTAAAAGGTTATAAGATTGATTTGCTCGATGAAAGCGATCCTGCTATGTTCGGAACATATGCGGATAAGGTTAAAGAAGCCAAAGACGCACTTGTCGCATTGAGACTTGTTGAAGAAAATGGGTACAATGGAGAGCCAATTGAGGATTTGGTTCAGAAACTTGAACTTGTAAAACGGGTAAGCTCTGAATTAAAAGGAAGTTTACAAGTTGGTGAATCTGAAAGCATTGGAAAGATAGATACTTCTAGATTAAATCAGGTTCGTCAGCAATTAGAAGCATTGGCTTTTTCTACTTCTAAAGGTTCCGTAGAAATTAAGAAGATGTCCAAAAATAACACAGAACTCACATATACTGTGAGAACTGCGGATAATATGCTTCAGACTTATACTATTACAATGAATAAGTATACCGGAGCATTGACAAAAACTTTAGTTTCTGAGGAAAAACATTTATCAGGTTTCCAGAAAGCACTCAAAGGTATAGGTGCGAAATTCCAGGAAATTTTCAGATATACCATTGCAAGCGTAAGTATTTATGAAGTATTCAATTTTATAAAACAAGGTGTTAATGTGGTTAAAGAAATGGATGCTGCAATGACCGAACTTCGAAAAGTTTCTAATGACACAGAAGCAGCATTGCAATCCTTTAGAAAAGAAGCTTTTGAAATTGCAAATACTATTGGTAGCACCGGTAAGGAAATTGTAAATTCCGCGGCAGATTGGGAACGTCTTGGTTATAGTATACATGAAGCTTCTGAATTAGCAAGAAACTCTGCGTTGTATGCAAATGTTGGTGACATGGAAATTGATGTTGCTACTGAGCATATGGTTTCAACTTTAAAGGCATTTAATATTGAAGCTAAAGATTCAATTAGAATCGTTGATAAGTTTAATGAAATAGGTAACAGTTATGCAATCACATCGTCAGGAATTGGTGAGGCATTAGAACGAAGTGCTTCTTCCTTGGTTGCAGCAGGAAATGACATTGATAAATCAATTGCTTTGATTACGGCTGGTAATATAGTTTCTCAGGATCCTGAAAGCGTAGGTAATGCTATTAAGGTGCTCTCTCTTCGTGTAAGAGGTTCTAAAACAGAACTTGAAGAAATGGGAGAAGAAACTGATAATTTAGCATCTTCCACTTCTAAACTTCGTTCCGAAATTTTAGATTTAACCGGTGTTGATTTGATGTTGGATGATAACACCTATAAAGATACTTATACTATACTTTTAGAGATTAGTAAAGTATGGGATCAGCTTAGTGATGTAAGCCAGGCTAATGTACTGGAAAAATTAGCGGGTAAGACACGCGCCTCTGTTGTAGCAGGTTTGTTGCAGCAAGGTGAGACACTTGAACAAGTGTATAAAGATTCACAAAACGCAGCTGGTTCTGCCGAAGAAGAGAACAAAAAATATATGGACTCCATACAGGGTCATTTAGATGTTCTTACGAATAAATGGCAACAGATGTGGGATTCTGGTATCAATGCTGACTTTGTTAATTTCTTTATTGATTTAGGTGCTGGAGTTTTAGATGTAGTAAATAACATCGGCCTGTTAAAATCTTCTTTCCTAGCACTTGGAACTGTATTTACAGGAAAAGAAATATTTAAAGCATTCAAAGGCGAAGGTAGGGTTAAAATGTTTACCCTTAGCAAATATGCCTTCGAGGAGTTTAACGGTGACGTGTACGAGTTATGCATAGCATAACAAGGACTCCTATAGTTAAATCACGTTAAATGGAGTGGAAACACTCTTCTATTATTAATTATAGAACGGGGACGAAAAGTAATTTAGAGAAATCTAATTATGAAGCAAGTTAAGATATTGGATACCAAACTATAATGGCGACATTATAAGTGGCGAATGTGAAAGCATGAGGTATGGTAACAAAGCCAATATAAACAGATGCTGTTGCAAAACAGTTTATACTGTGCTTGCCTATCCGCAGGCGAAGCTTCTCTCTGAGAAGAAACCTCATCGACTATCATCGTGATACGGAATTGTAATATTTCGTAAAAGTATAGTCAGGACTTAAAGCGAGGAATAGCGTTAAATTAATAGGGTATTTATGTCCGTACTCTTCTATTCCGTTAGGGCTTATCGTGTCAGTAAGTAAGGACGTAGATGGCATAACAAAAAGATAATAATCGAATTAATATAGATTACATATGATAAAGCACAAACTGAACATAATCGCAGTTTGTAGCCACCTAACAAAAGATAGCCGAATATGACGGTTGATTATAAGTAGGATCTATCTCCTACTCTCATATTGTGGATCTCTGTGCCGGAGGTAGATAGAGGGCAAAAAATATATTTTTAGTGGTATTTTGTCAAATGTTGTTATATAATGGAAACAATTATATCATAGATTGGGGAAAATACTAATGTTACGATTATATCATGGAACTAATTTGAGTTCTGCTTTTGATATATGGTTACATGGAATAGATTTGAGTAAGAGTTTGCCAAATTTAGATTTTGGAAAAGGTTTTTATGTAACAGATGACAAACAAAAGGCAATAGAACGTGCTTTTAAAAAGACGCATGATTATAACAGAAGATATAAATGTAAAGAAGATGCATTTCTTGTTGAGATTTTGGTAAATGAAGAAATGTTTTCTCAAATGAATATGAAAATCTTTATGGCAAGGGAACAAGAATGGTTTGAGTTTGTTGTTAATAATCGTTTAGATTTAGATTATTTGCAAGCTAACAATATACATAATCATAATAAAGATAATCGTTATGACATTGTATTTGGTGAAATTGCAGATGGTTCTGTGGCAAACTTAGCTAATGAAATTAGACAAAATAATGATGGTATAAATAATATTGATTATACGCAGATTATACCCAAAAACGGAAAGCATTATAGTAATCAATACTCTTTTCACACAGAACAATCTTTGTCTTGTATATACGACATATCATGTGTTATAATAAAACCAGAGGAAAGAAGAAAGAAGGAGGATTACTAATTGGTAAGGCTAAAACAACGGATTACAATACGAATACTTATACAGTAGTAATTAATCTCAATGGTGGTTCTGCAACGGCTCCAACTGTTACTACAGGCACCGTTACAACAATTTCTTCAGGTTACAGAATTGCAGGCGTTAAGTACACTGAGTTGATTAAATTATTTGACCCATCAAAATTAAATTATGTATTTGCTGGTTGGGAACTTCAAGCGACTGGTGATTCGGCAAAAATTGATGGTGTTCTATTAACATCTATAGACGCTGGTAAATATGATCCAACAAATGGTATTTACTATAATACTGCAGAAGATTATATAACTGCTCAATATTTGCGTTCAATAGATGGAGATATTGTATTTATTGCTCACTACAATGACATTGAAATGAATGTTTCAATTGAAGGTGCAATAGAGTTTGTTTACAACGAGTCTGGAGATCCAGATGGCGTATATAAATTAAGCACACTTGTAGACAATGATGAGTTGAATACTCTATATCAATCTATTTCAATGTCACAATCTGGATACACAGGAACCGGAGTTTCAATAGCACATGATTTAACTATCAAGATGCTTACATTATCTGGATATACCTTTGATGGTTGGTACTACGTAACTTGGAACGGAACACAATCATCAGTATTCTCACAAATTACTGATATTACATTTGATGTTGACAGTGTAGTAGAAAATGGCTTAACTTACAGTACCTATACCATTCCAGGTTCTGACTTGGCTGAGCTTAATGCTTCTGGTCACACAAATATTGTAATTTGTCCAAAATGGACTGCAAATATTTATACGATTAGCATACATACTCTTGTAAGATATGCTTCATCAACAAATGCAACATTACATATAAGTAATCCATACGCCGGAACACTTACAGTTGATGGAATTTCAGGAACTGTATCATTTAATACATGGTTATACAGTGATAAAGGTATTGCTGGTATTACTTTATCAAATCAAGATAGTTTTGCTTGGAAATATGGAAATGTAGTACAAAGTCAATCAGATGCATCATTGTTTACTCTTAAGGTTGGTAGAACCGGAACAGTGACTCTTGATCCGATTGCGGCTACAGGTTATACATTCATAGGATACAGTTCAACAAGCCATTCTGGAACAACAACTAATGTTTCTGCTACTGGATCTTATGGCGTAACCAATATTACAGCAGATAGCTCAATTTACTATTACTTTGAAGCTAACAATTATAATTTAACTGTTGATTATGGTTTTGGTACTTGGGTAGAAAATGGCGCAATAAAAGAGCATACTAGAATCATTTCAGGATTAATTGTGGATGTTGTCTATAATCAAAGCACAATATTAGGTGATCCTTATAGAATGGGATATATGCCTATAGGATTAGTAAGTGCTGGAACTAGTGAAGATATTGAGCAAATGTGCAGCAATGACTATAATTACTTCTATACAAATCCAAGTGGCGAAATTGTTGAATATTATGATAATACATTCAGATATACAAGTTCAGTATACACAAGTCAAAACTACACGACAGAAGTAATGTGGGCTCTCGTTCCTATTTGGATTAACTACTTTGATAATTCAGGTAATATTCTTGCTAATGGTACAAACGTTGGAACTGTAGACACGCCAGTATACATTAATCGATACCAATTTGACTTAACAAATTTAACAACAGGCATACTTGGAACAATTGTTTCTAAATGTGAAATATATTTAGTAAAACATGATAATCCACTAACAGTAGATATTGAAACTAATTATAATATGATTAATAATTTTACTATTTCTGCTGGACAAGATGTAACTATTAAATCTTTAGAAATTGTAGGTGAAACAGCAACACAAGTAGAAAAAGTTATTAACATGTCGGGACAAATTGTTCTTAATGGTGGAACTCTTACACTTGGAGGAAACATCAAAATCAATACATATAATAATAATTCTATTTTTGATGTAAATAGTGGAACACTTAATCTTGCAACAGATGTTGTTCAATATACAGAAACAAATGATCAAGGTACAATAACAACAACTGTGACAAATATAACAAAAACACTTAGTGGTGATGTTGTGGGTGTTACAATTGACGGAACAAATTGGAGCGCTGTTTCTAACGAGACAACTCCAGTTTACATGGTAGATATAGCATCTGGTGCAATAGCAAACATTACTGGCGTAACATTTACTAATATTACTGTTGGTAATGGCGTGGTTTATAGTGCTGGTACTACCACATTTACAGATTGTTCATTTGTTGACAATACTGTAACAAATATTACACTTGAAGAAGCCACATCTTAAATTTATAATTAAAAGAAATAAAACTTAAGATTTTAAATAAATTAATTGTCATTAAAATTTAAATCTATTAACTTCCAAGACTTGGAATTAAATCCGGATTAAGACCAGGTCTTGGAAAAGTTTTTGAGATTATAACTATCAGTAAATAAATTTTTATTGTTTTTCAGGGGGATAATAAATTTTATTTATAATAAGCAATGTTAATAAGTAAGAAATTATATTTTTATTTTTAATATTATAA